GTGTGCATGGTTATTATTTTTCAGAAGAACCACCTAAAAAAGGCAGTGGATTATCAAGTCACTTAATTACATCAAAAGGTTATTTAGCAAGTTCAAATAATGCTAAAGAATTTACTGAACAAGTAACGCCTTTACAATACATAGATTTTTTTGGTTCTGGTAAAGAGTGCGGTTCTAATAACTCAGCAGAAATTGATGCACTAGCTTATGCTTTAATGGAACTAAAACATATTGAACATCTCGATTATATTAATGTCTTTACAGATAGTGAGTATTTGCGTCGAGGTGTTGAAGAATGGTTACATATTTGGGTATCTAAGAACTGGATTAAGAGTGATGGATCGGTAGTACCTAACTCATTAAGTTGGAAGCGTCTATTAGAAGCTACTGAGTATTATAAAGAGCGCGGTATACCTGTTAATATCTCTTGGGTAAAAGGTCATAGCGACCACCACGGTAATACAATAGCTGATTTACTAGCCACTACTGGCGTAGTCTATGCAATGGAAAAACAATTCAGAGTAGAACATAAATATAGCCCACCTGAAGGATATTGGAAAACTGAAGTAGACCGCGATCCTTTACTTTGTTTTAATATGTTATATTTTAACTCTATTGAAACTTACAATGAGCGTGGACATTATTACATTGCTAAATTAAAAGGTAATGATGAAAGCATTGTCGGTAAGAAAACACCTGAAACTTCTTACAGCATTGTTAGACTATTAAAGCCAGATGAAGTAATTGAAAGCATCAAGGATAAACAATTTAAAGTATCTAACGATATAAATTCCATCATTGCTGCAAGATTAGATAAAATATATTCACCACAAGTTTATAAACATATTTTAGAGCATAGAGGTTTTTCATTAATACCTGCCTCTAAACATATGTTGAGTTTAAACTTCTTAGATAATACTCCAATTACTATTGAAAGAAATCCAGCTGGTTTATCAATGCGTGCTATTGAAAGTTTTGGTTTATTAGAAACTTTGCTAGATAGATTTATAGAACATGAAATGGGTGTAGTATCTCAAATTAGTATTAATACTGATTTTAGAGTTATAAATATCACTGATGAAATATTTGATACGGTAACAAAAACTAAAAAAGATGCGACTACAGTTACTCATAAATTAAAATCTATTTTTAATAGTACCTACACCACTTTGAATATTTTTATTAATTCTATAGAAGCAACTTTGAATAAACAGATTAAAATACCGTTAGTATTAGGTACAGATCTTATAACAAGAAATAATTTGAAAAAGATCGAGGAGCATAATCCATCCGTCAATTTAATTACTTGGAAAGAGTCTAACGATGCTATTAAATATGCGGTTATTATCAGAACCAGTGGTGGTATTGGCATATGGTCTAATTTTTTTGCTAATACTGTACTTATTAACTAATTTAGTAAATGGAATTAAAAATATGTATTTAATGCGAAGTAATAGATCATTTTTATCATCGGCGATTTGTGATAAACTAATTAATAAAGTACCTAGGAAATTTAAAAGATTAGTATTTCTTTCAAGTATATTAGGCATTATTGATGATATTAAAAATCCAACCGATGAAATTATTAGTAAACTAAACGAATTACTTAGTTTAGCTCATGATAAGAAAGCATTAATGTTACCTATCTATATCCATTCCTTTATATGGAAAGGTGTGATGGAGCCAGCATTGGAAAAAGATCAGCAATTAGTAGATAGCATTAGAAATGTAGTAGGTGGTGTTATAGATGAAGATAGTAAGAATTATTTAATTGACTTCTTTATAACTCATTCACCTGAATGGCTACGTTATGGTAGTATAGATTTAATTAAAAAAGAATTAAATACATTATTTACATATTCACGTGAAATTGTAGCAGTTTGAAAATAAATACACATATTACATAGACTGAGCTTAGCTCAGTCTATGTAATATATTTTTTTTACTTTTTAATTAAAGTATTTACTAATTCTTTTACTACTTTTAATAAGACATTAACGTCGTAATAAATAACACCTAGTAGTTCTACCATTTTAGCAACTTCATAAGCACCCATAGAAATATTCAAAGTAGCTGCTGGTGACATGTTTGTAATATCGCCATTCTTAGTTTGCTTAATAATAATATCTAATAAGTCAGTAGATTTAGCAACGCTATCTCTAACGTTTGTAATTACTGCTTTGTTATGTAACTTACCAATATTAATAGACTCTCTGATGATTGGTTCAATATCACTCATTCGACTAATGACTGATTTTAACTTAACTTTAGATACGCCACTGTCTTTAGTAAATCTACCTAACTTCTCTAAAATAAATAAACGCTTAGCTTTTACTTTTTTGAAAAAATCTGTATGATCTTTAAGAGATATCTTATCATCTTTATTGGTGATAAACGAAGAAAGTATTGCATTGTATTCACTTAAGATAGATTCATTTAAAGTATAAACTTCTGTGGTGACGTCAGATAATGTTTTAATATAATCTAACATAGAACCATGAAAGTTTTCTGGTACAGTTATTAAGATATCTCCAAAGTTAATATAGCTTAAAGAACGGGCTGATAATACAGCTTCTTTAGAATCTTTATCTAAATCATTTAAATCAACATTCTTATCTTCTACTAATCCAACTATTAAATTACTGTAGTTAATAATGCTTTCTCTAAAGCTAGGAATAACTCTATTAAAAGAAGTTAACATGTTAGCTAGTACATCACTTTCTAGAACCACTCTTTCTAAATTAGATTCCATTGATACTCTACTTACAATTCCATCATCAAAGACTAGCTTCATTTTTTCAATCCTTTAATATACAGTAAACGTGATAAGCTCATACAATATTAAAAATTGTTAGAATATTAGTATTTTAAAATATTTGATTGCATTTTTTTTTAGTCATATATAGCTATATTGAACATTGTACAGTATGTGCAATAATCTTTTATTTTAAGGAGATTTTATTATGCTTATTACGCAAAGTATGTCAGTATCACAAGCAAGCCTTGTGGTGATTTATTGGGTGGCATTATCATTAGCCATATGTGGTGTTTGTGATTTTATTAAAGAGGTAACAAAATGAGTACAGAATTCAAAAAGAAGCTTGCCGATATGCAGGCTGAGATAGCTGCTAACGCAGCACGTATATCGGCACAGGCTACTATAGACCGATATGAGCTAATGGAGCGTATCAAAGCTGATACGAAAGCATTAGTAGAAAAACACACAGCTGCTAATAATGCAGCGTGTGTTAGAATGTGTTCGAAGCTAGAGCACATGAAGCACTCGCTGTAGAAAAAATAGAGAGGAGTTACCTCTCTATTTTTTTTTATTTAAAATATTATTTTTAATAGATTACGTTATACTTTGTACACCTAACTAATATGTAAAGGATAAAATAAAATGTTATTAAAGCAAGGTTTTGAACAATCACCAAACGTAAAAATATTAATTAATATTGGTGCACTTTTAGACATACCTACAGGCACATATATTACTGGCTTACATGGCGAGAGTATTCTTAATGGTGGTTTAGGACAGATGACAGGTGTAGTAGGTATTGGTAACAACTTTAAATCAACAGTGATGCATTACATGATGCTATCAGCTATGAATAGAATATCATTTACTACGCCTACTAGTGCTAGTACATATGACACAGAAATTAACATACATGAATCACACCTCAGAGCTTTAACTAAACGCTTTGAAAACTTTAAGAGTAATGATGTTACTAATGATGGTACGTGGACATTTACAGATAAGACAGTTTACTATGCGAATGAATGGTATACGGTTTTAAAAGAATTCTTAAAATCTAAGAAATCAAACTATAAACAAATTTCAGTAACTACACCATTTCCAGACAGAGATGGTAAAACATTATTGAGTATTGCTACGCCCACATTTAGTGAAATAGATTCATTCAGTGAATTTGAAACAGCGGACATTGCTAAGATGCAGAGTGAAAATGAATTAGGTGATTCAGGTGCTAACACTATGCACATGCGCCAAGGCTTAGCTAAGACACGTTTCTTAATGGAGCTACCAGCTATCACAGCCTCAGTATATCATTTTGTATTGATGACTGCACACGTAGGTAAAGATATTGCAATGGCGTCTGGTCCTATTCCTACTGCACCTGTTAAGAAACTACAGAATCTTAAAAATGGTGATAAGATTAAAGGCGTTACAGATAAGTTCTTCTTTCTTATGAGTAACTGTTGGCACGCTTATAACGCAGCACCATTAATTAATCAAGGAACTAAAGGTCCAGAGTATCCTAGAAATCCTGATGATAATAATACTAATGACACAGATTTAAACGTAGTGAGTTTAAGACAGCTACGTAGTAAGTCTGGTCCAAGTGGTAATGTAATAGAACTACTCGTATCACAGTCAGAAGGCGTATTACCAGAACTATCAGAATTCCATTTCTTAAAGAGTGCTGAGCGTTTTGGTATATCTGGTACACTACAACACTATGCTTTAGATCTTTTACCAGAAGTTAAGCTATCAAGAACTACTGTAAGATCTAAAATAGATACAATGCCAGAATTAAGAAGAGCATTAAATATTACAGCTGAACTTTGCCAGATGACTTTATTATGGAGAAGTTCAGATAGAGATATATTATGTACTCCTAAAGAGCTGTATGATGATTTGATTAAACTCGGTTATGACTGGGATATGATACTCAAAAATACACGTGGATGGTGGACGGTAGACAATGATAAGTACTCACAACACTTCTTAAGCACAAAAGATCTACTATTATGTAGAGCAGGACTATACCACCCGTATTGGTTAGAGGCTGATAAGAAGACAATTAAAAAACAATATTTAAAAAATTAAAATTAAGGATTTAAACAAAATGAACGCTGTAGCAGACAAAGTTAAAGAATACACAGAACCACGACATCCAGAAGATCGTGATTTAGTGGCTGAGGTACGTAATTTATTAGTGGCTAGTGGATTGGCTATGGAAGCTCAAAAAGCATATGACACGCACAACTATATTGTTGAGGCATGTATCCGTAGACCACTCACACAGCGTTTCTTATTAAATAGATTCTGGAATCTACAATTAATCATGGCACCTAAACCTTCTATAGAAGAACGTTCATGTTTAATAGTGGATGGTAGTATTGATGAATGGTTACATTTATTTAAAGCAAAAATTCTACCATTCTTAATCGAGACTAGATTACCAGCAGTCGCTAAATTTTAAGGTAAACTAAAATGGCCGGTAATAGGAAAGCTACGGAAGCGTATATATTAACTTGGTTACAAAAAATAACCAATGATGATAGTAATGCTGAGATATATAAAAACTTCTTTAAAACGATGAGTGATAGAGAATTTTTTGACTACATGGCTGATATAGAAAAAGGTACTAAGTTCTTAACTATCACTGCGCCAGTCTTTAATAAAGCTGCGTTAAGTGTTGAGCGTAATATAAAACTTGGTAAAGAACTAGGTCATAGTTTCTTTCAAAAAATATGGATTGGTGCTAAGGAAGGTATGCCAGCATACTTAACACCTATTCCATATTTAGTAGTTGATCTACCTATACGTAGAGCCTCTCAGTTACTTACTAAAAAGATTAGTACACCTGAGCATAATAAAACTGTTGACGTGCTCTCTGGTCAGCCCACAAGTGCTTCTAAAGGTAGTAAGATATCTTTCCCAGAAATACAAGTATTAGCTGCAATGGGTTTAGATGAAAGTGTGGTAGAATTAATTAAATATCGTGGTGGTGATAATAAAGGTTTTAGTGCCATGAACTCAATGATATCTAAATTAGGTTCTGCTAACATGAAAACATTATCCGGTTATGCTAGTGGTGTTGAATCTACTAAGACACTTAAAACTTTTCTCACTGGGATGATGTTAAAGAATAACTTGTAATGTAAAAAATACTATTTAAAGTAATGATGTGCAAGTATAATAATTAATGCAAGAGTAGCCGAATTGGTCTAGGCAGCGGATTTAAAATCCGCCGAGTGGAAACACTCCTGTGGGTTCGAGTCCCATCTCTTGTACCATTTATTAAAATATTTATTATATCCATAGGAACGTTATGAATATTGATAATGTAGATCAAAAAATTATAGATACTTTTAATGATTCTATAATTAAACGTTTTTTAAATAAAATAGAATTAGGTGAAAATGGCTGCATTGAATGGACAGATAGTTTAAGTGCTGGCGGTTATGGTAAATTATCAATAGGTGGTAGAAGTGGATTTGAAGTAACGCCATCGCGGTGGGCAATGCAATTATCATTAGGTACTATTTTACCAAAAGAAATATTTGTATGCCATAAATGCGATAATCCAGCGTGTGTAAATCCAGAGCATTTATTTATTGGTACACATGCGGATAATATGCGAGACATGCGTGAAAAAGGCAGAGCTGCTTTTAATTTTGGCAATGCTAAATTAGATTGGGATAAAGTAGACGATATTAGATCCTCTACTTTAAATGGAATTGAACTGGCTTCTAAGTATAACGTATCTAAATCTACCATATCTGAAATAAGAAATAATCACATATGGAAAGAAGAACATAGAGAAAAAGCTATTATTCATACCACCAATTTATTTAAAAGAGTACATTATGTCTGAAGAAATAATGCCTAGTAGATTACTGGTAGATTTAGATTCAATTTTTGATACTAGACTATCAGTATTATATTCAATTAGTCCTGATTTAGCTGAGCAAGCAATTAAATCAGGTTACTTAAATAGAGTAAGTAATAAGTATCCAGATATTTCAATAGAAGCTTTTAATGAAAGATATAATGCTAGAACTAAAGCAGATTTAAAAAATGCATTAGTGACGCCTATAATTAAACTAGTTTCAGATTTTGCTTATACCACTATCAGTAACAGTTTATCTGGACCTATTAAAGAAAGACCAGTAATAGTACTAAATACATATCCGTATGTTTTATCTGAAGAAGAGAATAAATTATTTATTAATTTATTATTTACTACAACTAGAACTTATGCAGAAATAGAAATTATTAATCTTAGTCCTGATGACATTACACCCAGATATCTTAAAGATAACTTTAACTTAGTGATAATGTATAATGGCTTAGATTGGTTGGAGTTACACGCGTCTAAAGAAAACTTTAAAAAGACTATATGTCCAGACATAGGTTTAATATCACCAGCTACCTTAGACCATTATCCTTCTGATACTAAATTAGTAGAATTAACTAGAATGGGTGTAGAGCTTTTTGAAGGTATAGAAAAAACAGCTTCTCCTTTAATAGCTTTATCATTAATCAACGCTAGTAATTTTTCAGCTTTAGCTTTAGAAAATATATAGTTTAAAATTATAGAGAGATGCTAATGCATCTCTCTATAATTAAATATTTTAAATATTACAGTTTTTGAAAAGTATCTAGGTCTAATGTTTGCATTCCGATATCAGTTTCACCAGGCACTAAATCTAGCTTATAATCACTTTCTAATAAGACCGGCATTTGCGTACGCTTATTTGAAGGAGAATTAACACCACTCAAGCTAGACAATACTTTAGCAACAATGTCCGTAGCTTCTTGCTGAGACTTATTAGCTTGTTCGTCAGATTTAATTCTGGCTTTACCTAATACTGTTCTATCTATGCCATCCATCATTGATATTAGAAAACTACGATCTTCTTTATCATCAGGCACGCCTTCAGACATTAATTTATCTATAATAGTCTCACGTATTTTTAATGTTTTATTTAATCGCGCTGAGTCATCTAAATCAAATACATTACTATTTTCGCTCATTTTGAAATCCTTTAAAATATTCTATTAATATTGGGTGATATATAACTAATGTGAGGTATAACGATGTTTAACATATTAAAACTTTTTAGAAGTAAAAAAGTATCATTAATAAAAACTACTATAGTCTTAGCTAATGAGATTTATTTACCTTTCTTTAATGATGTATATTCAAATGATTTATCTTTAAAGACAGTAAGTGTTTTATTTGATAGCGTTGAAGAATATAATAAAAGATTAATAATAGCTAATAATTCATTATTAGAAGCCACGTACTTACAGCCTCAACCGTATACAGGTACATCTAATGTTATTTTATTGCAAAGGTTTCTTTTAAGTAAAGATAAAATTTATTTAGATACTAACATAGTAATGAAAGAGTTTATTAACAATATTATTAATTTCTTAACTACATATGAGGAGTGCGAAAATGAAGTAGAAAAAGATTTAGTCATTAACCGTAACTTAATAAATTTAACGAGATTAGCTACTAATGCTATATCCATCATAGAAAACCTACATCAACTTAGTAGGGAGTATTAATATAAAGGTATTTGTTTATGATATCTAGAAATAGAAATAATCAAAATAAATCACAAGTAGGTGCCGGTACTGAAAGTGCATTATTTGGTTTACTAAATAGTATTATGGAAGACAAGAATGCTAAGTCTGTTGGTAACTGGAGTGACAATATGTACTATTTTATTAAAGATAGACGTAATGGCATACCTAGTAATATAAAAGACCAAGCTATAGCTCGCGGTAATCTAAAGAAAGAGTTCGAGAAAAATAGAATGTCTTGGAAAGTATTTTGTAAGGCTTTAAGATTTCTCAGAGTAGTAGAATTCAAAATTTCGATTACACTCACAGATAAGGATGGCGCATATAAAGAATATACACAACTAGTTAATTTAGGTGAACCAGTGTATACGCTCGATACAGTAATGGAACAATCTAATGATTCCAGTATTGTAAATAAATTTAATGTGCACATGTATGAAGAAGAAAAGGACGAATAGATGGAACAAGAAAAGCTCGATAAGTTAGTAGAAATCATTACTTCTACTTTCGATAAAGTATGCGGTAATATTAGTTCAGATACTATTTTAATGAATTTTAAAGAAGTGTTTTATAAATACTTTACATCAAATACATTATATCAACTATTTATAAATACGGAATTAGTTAACGTCACTGGTTCTTTATTTGAAGATAGTTATGTTGCTAATAATTTCTTAGCACTTACATCTGAAGTAATAATACTTTTTAAATTAAGCGGTATAGACGAGAAAGCAATTATTAAAATGATTGCAGAGTCTAGATATCAGTTAACAGGAGAAACTGGTAATGCTTTAGTGCCTGTTAATAATTTAATGCCTGTTAATATTAATAAAAGCCTTGAAGTTAGAGAAGGATTCTTATTAGAAGTATTAGAGGTAAATACCTGGTTAGTTGTTTTCTATCTAACGGTACTATTCTTAGATAAAACAGAAACATACAGAGAAGACATAATAAAACTTATTAATAAAAAGGTGAAATAGATGATTGATCGTAACTTTACTCCGACATTAGAAGGTAATCTACAATCTAAATTAAAAGCATTAGTTAATAGTGCTAATCAAAACGATAAAAAATCTTCTAAAGAAGAAATTAAAATTACTAGACATTTTGATTTAAAACCAATTGAAAATATTGGGGAAGATGGAGTAGACCATTTAAATATATGGAGTTTCGCAAAAACTGAACTAGGTGTATTATTATCATTTAGCACAAACTTACGTTTTAACCACGAGCAGTTGTTTAACTTTTCAAGTATTGATTGTTTATGGCAGTATATTACTATCATTGAACCATCAGAAAAAATACGTAACGTACCATCTAGAATACTACGGTCAATGGTGAAAGAATTACCAAAGCGGTCTGTAGTTAATTTTAGAGCAGTCATTATGGATGCTAACTGGCAAAAGATACAACAGTATCCGGATATTAAAGATGCTATTATTGAATCTACTCTACCGTTTGATTTTTATTATTTCATAAGAGCAACAGAAACACGAGTACGGTATAAAAACGCATTCTGGGTATTAAAAGGCTTTGAAGAAATTAGAAAAGCTTTGAAAGAAGCTAGAGATCCTAATTTTGATTTTCTTATAGACGATAAAGAAATTGGTATTTATGGTGATTTAATTATCCCCGTAATTCAAAAACCTAAGGCTAAAAAGAAAAAGAAAAAAGCTAAAGTTGCAGTTGTAGAACCTGATAATACTGAAACTGTATCTGGAGATGATATATTAAATCCGGTTGTAGAACCTGAACTAGCTGCATCAGTAACTGATTCCAGCGACATTCATAAAGCATCTGCACTACTTGCTAAAATTTATAAATAATAAAAATAGAGGAGCATTAGCTCCTCTATTTTTTTTTATTTAATACTTAAAGGCTATGATATGATTAATATAAACGGAGCATTATATCTTGGCCATTAAAGCAAAAAGATTTGATAATTTAGATCAAGAGACTAATATAGCAACAACAGATTTTGCTAGCGCAGTATCATCAAGTGTTATGAATTCACCTTTAAATGGCGGTGGACCAATCACACCTACAGACATGGATAGTCTGAGTAACTTTATAGCAAATAATAATGTACCAGACTTAGCTGGGTTAAATAATTTATCCACGGTAGGTGATTTAACTGATGCTAGTAGTGTATCTAATGCAGTCCCAACTTTAACAGACTTAATTAGTAAGAGTCCTAGTATATCGTCCGTAATATCTAATAGTAATTTTAGTACAGGTGTTGCTGACTTAGAAAATAATTTATCTAGCATTGTTGGTCAGATAACAGATGGTTCCGCTATAAGTAAAGTACAGACAACTTTAGCAAATAGTGTTAGTTCATTTGACTTAGGTGATATTACTAAAGTACCTGGTTTATCTAATTTACCTCAAAGCACTATTAATAGTTATAGCCAATCTTCTAATACCTTAAACATTGCTGGTGCATTAAAGAATGTGCCTGGTATTGGTTCTTTAACAAGTAATATAGGTGGTGGTTTACCATCTATTACTAGCAGGTTAACTAAGGATAGTTCTTTATCTACTATACTACCTGCTGTACTGAATGCAGTTGATGTTAATAAAATAACTAATATATTAATGCCTACTGGTGGTAATGTGGCAAATACTGTAAAACTATTAGCTGGTGCATTAAAGAATAGTGCGCTGACTAACATGATACCCGCTAATAATACTGCTACAGTTTTAATTAATGGTGTATCTACACGTATTAACAACACATCTGGAAATGCTGGTTCATTAATAAGTTCTATAGGAAGTTTAACGGGTGGTAGTTATTCACCTAATATTAGTAACCCTTATTTATTAAGTCAAACTACTACTAACTTACAATCCCAAGCATCAAAGTTGGGGTTACCATCTATATTTAGTTACGTATCAAGAATATTCCCTAATAGTTCAGCTATGGTTACGGCTGGTAAAAATATTTTATCTTCAGCTATCCATACTGGAGATTTTAATACTATCTTGGATGTGGGTAAATCTGAATTAGGGGCTATCCTAAACAATTCTATGCCATCGGCTGTCTCAGGTATAGGAAGTAGTTTTAAATTGCCTGTAGGTCTTCCTAGCAGTAATTTGAGTGGGTCTTTCACTGACTTTACAACCCAGATGAGTTCTATGTCGCCAACATGGAACACTTATAATGGAATGTCTAGTATTAGTGCATTACCTAGTAATAATGAAGATTTAAATTCCATCTTTGCTTCTGCTTCATTAAGTACACCGGTAACTATACCTGATTTTAGTGTAGATCCTAAATTTGATACTAGCATCAGTGATTCACAACTGATGTACGGTGCATTAGTAACTAAAGGTAGTATGCCAGCATCTAATGTTAGTGATACTTTGTTAGCTAGTTTACCAAATGTACCACTACTACCAGATAACTCAATATCGAGTACTAGTTATGTACAGCCTGAGGTATACAGTACTAATTATGACATTGGTCTAGGTATTAATACTAATCCTAGTTATGATTTTAGTACATCACCAAGCATATATGCTTAAACATAAATTATACACAGAGGTATCAGCCTCTGTGTATAATTTATCATTACTAATTTCCTTCTGTAGCATTAGAACCATGGAATGGCCCAGTCATCAATCTAAATAAGCCAGTATTACTTAACATACTACTCCACTTAGCTGACGATGTCATTTCATCTAATCTCTTCTTATACTTAGCCATTTTCAATCTAGCTTTAGGCCACCAATATATTTGTGAATATACGTCTTGCCCAGCTAACACAGCTAAGTAATCATAAAGAATATTATCTTCGTCAATAGCAGCATTAAAGTTAAACATACCGCCTGATGAAATAGGCATGTGCATTATGGAAGATAAGTCAACAATGCTAAACGATACATCAATAGCCATCGCATTACCTGTCCTAGTGAATCCTAAGTTACTAGTACCGCGAGTAATAGAAACAGACTCGATCATACCAGTTTGAATTTGACATCTACCTCTATCAAATAACTGTACTATGAATGGACTAGTATAGGAAGATCTACCTGTAGACAATGGTAATGAACCTGCCATAATCATACATAACGGTATATAGATATTTTGTAATTGTGATATAGCATTACCATATGGACTAATTAACTGAATATTATAATTAGCTCTAGGTAGTGTAGCGTTAGAACTTTGCCAGTGTTTAGGTATGTCAATAAAGCCTTCACCTAACAAACCTTTAATAGCATCTGATACACCCATTGTTAAACCAGATAATGCACCTGTTAATACATCGGCACCAAGATCAAGAGCTGCGCCAGCTACTGCACCAACTGCACCACCTACTAAGTTACCATTAGCAAAAGTAAATCTAGCTTCTCTAGCAGTAGAACTTAATCCATTTAGGTTAGTAGATATATCGCTCTCTACTACAGAGTTACCAAAAGCTTCAGATACAGATCCTGTACTATCTACTCTAAAAGTGGCAAACATAGAACCATCGCTTAATTCAGCTTCTAAGAATATCTTTAAGTTAGAATAGAACTCACCTAATCCAGTTGCAGCATTTTTAGCAGCTGCTGCAGCAGCATCTGCTGGGTTAGCGACTATATCATCGTAACTAAGTCCATTAGCTACGTTAGATCTTTGAGTACCATCGGCATTAAAGAATATACCTTGAGCACCTTGTATAGTTGTAGCAGTATCAGTAGGAGTAGCTGTTTTAGCTGGTGTAGTTGGTGCTGCCGTTCCACCTTCAGCTGGTGGAGCTGATTCTATAGGTAATGGTGGTCTAGGCTCAGCAGCACTATTATCATTATAATACAAAGTACTCTTACCAAGTCTCTGAATTATATTTGCTAACGAGTGCTCACCTCTAGGGTCTGCTAATGAATCACTAGTTGTTTTAAAGTCTACACCTAATTGACTTTTTTTAGACACTTCATCAAAGTTATCATAGTCCTGCGTAAATAAGACGTTAGCCATACGTTGCGCTCTATTAGCTATGGCATAAACATCTATCGCTCTATCAGCAGTAAATAAATCTGGCATCATTTCTGATAATGTGTCTAAACTATCTTGATCTAGATTTAATTTAGTATTTATTTTTTGATCAGCTGGTATGCTAGGATCAGAATTAGGATTTGAAAATATCCTAGGTAATATACCCATATTCACTGCTAAGTTATTTACTAATGAGTTTACTGTGGACCAATATAAAGGCATCGTTGGTTTAAGTTTATAAAATTTAGAATTAGCGCCAGTTACAAACTGTGATAAAAACTGTCCACCGATTAGCATCATACTGGCAATAGGAAATGCACTAAAAGATACCGCTGCACCTATTCCTTCTGCTATTTTATAAATTAAACCATTACCACTACCTGTTCTAGCTAATGAACTTACACCAGAATCAAATGCACCCATTAAGAAGTTACTTAAAGAGTTATATTCAGGTACACCAAATCTTAAGAAAATAGTTTGTGCATTATCGTCTATAGATTCACTATAGTATCTACCCATACCGTAATCGCCATTACCTTGATCTAAAGTTACATCTGAACGATTAGATATTCTACCTTTTACACGAATATCGCTATATGGGCAAAACTGTGGTCTAGCATTAATGCCTATACTACCACCCATACGTGTATCTGTAAACTTATCATTAGCACTTGACCATGTTCTATTTAAAATCAAGTTAGGGTCTGCTAATGTAATATCGCTAATCATGAACGCCTGCTGTAACCATTTATTATCTAAAGTTACGTCGATATTTTCTACTACCAAAGAGCTATTAGTTTTTACTAATGGTGGTTGATCATTAGCTATTGCACTTTGTGCATTACCACTAATAACTTGTGTACCGTGAAATGTATCTAATGCTATACCAGCCATAATTAATTTCCTTTTAAATTGTTATTACTCAAATCATATCCATTTATAAAACTTATTACATAGACAGTGATTGCTCACTGTCTATGTAGTTTTTATTATGTCATCACTCTTCTCATACTTACTGCTGAGTTTGGAACACTACTAGGCGCAGCTTTAGGTGTTTGTGGTACACTAGGTTGCGGTGCAACTGAACCACCTACTGCTTTTTTAATAGCGTCTCCAATAGAGGCTAAATTCTCAGGACTAACATTGGTTAATATCTTATTAAGAACACCAAGTATCTGAGTTTGTATATTTAGAGAGTCTCCTAATACTTTATCTACATTACCTAAACCATTATTACCACTTTGGTTTGGAGTAGGTGTAGATGCAGCAACAGGTGCAGCAGTACTTGCCACGCTAACATTACTATTTTTAGTAGTAAGTCCCATTGAAGGCGGTTTAGATAAATCACCACCTTTCGTAGGCGCAGCTACTGTTCCTGGTATTCTAGGAGAAGCAGCAGCAATACCACCAGCATTATTACCTTTAGTATCTTTAGATGCAGTAGTAGCGCTTACAGCGTTTCCTGACTGTACATTAACACCAAAGGCTCTAGACTTAACCTGTATTCTATTATTAATCAATGAATATATCTCACCAATAGTTCTAGCTCGAGTACCTTCAAAGAAAATTTCTCTATTAGCAGACGCTGCCTTAGGAAATAAATTAGCGCCTATTCCATCCGAAGGAGCTTTCAAGAAAGCTTTGGCACCACTAGGTCCTAAGAAATGCGCTAAGTATAAATCGGTTACAGTAGGATTATCTACACTACCTCTTAGCGCATTAGCATTAGCTTTCATATATTCACCAGCTATTAACGTACTAGCCATTGGATCTAAAGGAGAAGCATTTTTATCTAGTCCATGTTTAGGACCATACTTACTTAGCATTTCATCCCATGTACCGTTGGTGAACTGATATAATCCACTAGCACTACTACCACCAGCTCTAGCATTAGGATTCATACTAGATTCTACAGCAGCGAATGCTTGCATAGCTTGAGGATCAAAACCAGCTTTATCTGATACCTTAGTAATTAATGATTTTACTTCAGTAGGACTATTTACTGTTCCTACCGCACTCATATTTTCTAATTTACCTAAACCACCTGGCTCAGCTTCTTTAAAGTCTACAACTTTAGAAGACGCTCTATTAGCAGCGATATTAGCACCAATAGTGGCTTTTTGTGCAGCGGGTAAAGCACCAACATTAGCAACGGTAGTACTTTTAAATACTGGAGTATTTTCATTACTTGTTGATGAATTAGTAGTGGTGCCTGGTATAGTAGATGGTTTTAAATTATCTGGTTTAGAATGTTCAACTGCAATAGCACTAAATTCTTCATCCCACAATGATACAGCTAGTGGCATATTTCTATGTCCTTTAGCTGTGCCAGGTATGGAACCAAATCCACCACCACCTTTACCTATTGAGCTAGCAATAAGTTCACTAGCTAAGTTAGCATCTTTTTTAGCACCTTCTACGTTACCCTGCATGGCAGCTGCTTCCATATGCCAAGTTTCTCCACCAACGGGTCTAGTGAAACCATACTTACGCATTAATCCCATTTTATCTAAAGCATCTAAGTCAGAACTATTTATATCTAAAGCTAAACCAAACTCATGTGGAGAGTTACCAGGAGCTGCAGCACCTGCACCAAGTTTGGATTTCAAGGCTTTCTGTTGCTCTAAAGTTCTAAAGCCATCAGTAACTAAAATAGACTTACCTGTAGTAGTACCATACTCTTCAGCCATAGCTTTAAAGTTCTGTAAGAAAGCAGGATTTAACTGATCTATACTTACACCTTTAGCTAAACTAATATACTGGCTACCATTATTTCCACTAGCCATAGCACCTGTAGCTAATGGTATCTTACCACCAGTCATTCTAGTGCTAGCACCAGCTGCTCCACCAGCCATTCCTGCAGCTGGTTTACCTTCAGAATCAGTTGGTTTATTAACGTCACCATTAGCTGCTTTATTAGCAGCCGCTGTAGCTGCTGCAGCTGCACCAGCAGCGGGTAATTTAGGCGACAGAGCTTTATCTAATTTACCAGCGTTCTTATCTATAGACGCTAATGGCACATTTAATTTCTTAGCTAAAGATTTTTCATCATCTAAATTTTTCTTTAATGGACCTAATACTTTATCTATCGCTACCTGAACATCACTCTTATCAGCGAATAACTTAGGTACATCTACGAAAGGTGAATTCCGTATATCGTAAGGACCATCAGGAAATGAAATAGCTTTTACGTATTCTGCTTTTTGATCATTAGGTAATTTATCTACGTCTTTTAATTTAGCTTTAGGATCAATTCCATTCAACACAGTTAAGTGAGTAAAGAATATTCTTCTAAAACGTTGATTATACCAGTTACCAAAGTTTAATACTTGTTCAGCATTATCTTTATCTATACCAAATATATCGTACCATTCTTGGAAATTAACTTTAGGTTGATCGAGCTGTACAAGCTTATTAACAACTTTAGTAGTTTCCATTAATTTATCTTCGAAAGCAAAAATTAAATGATACTGGCTTTTATTTTTTTCTGTTAAACCATATTGTCTTAGGCGGATGTCCGTAGTATCGTCGGTGTTATTACGCATTAAGTATTTACCAGCGTACCAAAGAGCAGTACCTGCTAGTAGTAAACCTCCTATAGGTGCTGTCGCTATACCTAATAATCCAGCAGCAGCTATACCCAATACTCTCATACCTACTTGTAAACCTATTCTAGTAGCTAATTTAGTAGCGCCCCAAACAGCAGCACGTACACCGGCTTTTTCAGCAGCTTGTACGGCTACTTTTTCACCAGCTACTTGAGCACCTTTAGCTAAAGCTCTACTAGCTAATTTCTCAGTAGCATATGCCATAACGCCATTAACCAAACCACCTAAGGCGCCTTTAATACCACCGAGTATACCTTTAGCTTTATCTAATAAAGTATCTACCACATTTTTACTGCCCTTATACTTAGCAGATAAATCAGCAGTAGCTCTTTTCTTACTATCTTCTATTTTCTTACGTTCAGCTAATTGAGCTAATAAGCTACTAGCATTACCAATTCTAGTACCGTCTTTATTTTTATGCGTAGACGCATCTTCATTAGCTAAATTATTACTACCTCTTGATACTTGGTTATAAGTGTATTTGCCTTCATCGGCGTGTGCGGCTTCTTGTTCACCGTGGTCTGTAGTATGAACGTCTTTCTCTTCACCATCCTGACCGCCACCAAACATTCCACCCAACATACCCATACCAGCGCTAGCAATACCTTTGAATTTACCGCCAAGCATTCCTACAAGTTTTCCACCTCTAGAATTACTTAACCAAGATGCAGCTCTACCTATTTTACCATTACCTAACCACCCACCAGCTGTAGTTGGTGCAGAAGCTGGACCATATGTAGCATCAATGCGTTTAGAGAAAGCACCGAAGCCACCATCTTGTTGACGCTGATACACACCAGTATTAGGATTAAATACTGGAGCGTTAGGATTGTTAGGAGTACCATTAAACATATTCTTTAAAGAATTAAATGCACTTCCACCAGCACCTTTAAGAGATGATAATATACCTTTCTTCTTAATGCCTTCAGCAATGCTTTTGGCTTTATCTTTAAGTTTAGCTTTCTTAAGTTTCTCTTTACCTTGAGCCATGACCTTTTTAAGTTTGTCTTTGCCTTTAGTAACAATCTCAGAATTAAGAACCGATTTACCACTACCAGAAACAGCATGAGCTATACTAGACATGGCAGAAGAAGGACCAGGTCCTATATCGGCATATTCAGTAGGCTCACCTTCTAATCTAGTATTTAAAGTATCTCTAATCTGTATTAAAAGATTTACTACTCGCTCATCTTTACCACTACCACCAATGCCGCTGGCAATATCTTTAAAGAAATTTCTGAATGATTCAAATAAAGGTTTCTCTTTACCTTTAACAGAATTAAATAACTTAATGGCGGAATCTTTTACAAAGTTAAAACCCACTACAGTCTTAGCTACCATGAATCTAGCTAGCTTACTTAAGTTAGATCTTATCTCATCACCATTTTTATCTACTAGACCTTTATTTAAACCATCTTGGGATAATACTACGTTTCCTTCATGATCAATTACAGGACCTTTAATGTCAGTACCTTTCTTAAGTATCTTTCCAGTTAACTGATCAGCATATCCACCAGCTTTTAATACGGTGGCGTATAACACTGGTGTAGTTTCACCTTTGATATAAACATCGGTTACTGGATTAATTAAATCAGATACTAAATCTTTAGCTGCACCTAATTGTTTATGTGCAAAGTCAGATAGTCCAGGTATTTTATTATCTAATAAATCATTAGCTGCGCGTTTAGCTAAGTCATAAGTCTTTCCTAATAGTTCAGAACCATCAGCAAATAACTTTCCACCTAATTCTTTAACAGCATCTTTATGGTCGTTTATAAAGTCTTTAGCTTTATCAAAACCAGTAGAAGCTTTACCTTTAGCAGCGTGAACAGTATCTAATATAAAAGCAGTAGCTCTAGCAGCTAAAGCAGCAGCATTACCTGCCATAGTTTTATGTCCACGGTTAGCAAATGCTCTAAGCTTTCTACCAGTTCTAGAACCTTTAGCTTTATCTTTTAAATGAATAGCTTTACTTTTTAATTTTGAAAAGCCTGATTCTTGATGAGGTCCTACAAAAGAGTCTGGATCAAAATCTTCACCTTCTTCTTCAGTGTGTTTTCTAGTGAAGAAAGATTTTAGTGTGTCACTTAAACTCATTTTAGATAACTTGTTCTTTAACTTACCAGCAATAGAACCAAATAAACCTGATCTAATTTCTTCAAGTTTATCTACAATTCTATCAGCAGCAGTTTTTATATCAGAACTCTTACCACCTTTACCGCGCTTCTTTAATTTATCTTGTTCTTTAGCTAACTCTCCAATGGCTGCCATGTTAGTACCGTTTAAACTAACTAGGTCTATCTTTTTACCATCTGGAGCAACATCGTCACCAAAACTCTTTTGTAAGTCTTGAGCCATAGGTCCAATATGCTTATCGTCATCTTCATTTCTAGATTTCTTATAGCCCCATTTAGTGACAGCTAATTTCTTCATCTTACCTAGAATACCTCTAGGATCAAATTTAGAAAAGTTCTCTTTAGCTTCTCTATCAGAAGTAGCATAACCAGACTTAGATATACCATAGCTACCTTCAGATACGTCTCTGTAGGCATCTTTGTATTTGCTATCAGAAGGTCTACCGCCACTAGCATACATTTTACCAATAGCGTCAGTATCTACAGATAAACTACCATCTCTACCAATCTTAACAAATCCTGAATTAATAGCAGCTTCTCTATCTCCAGTATCTATTAATTTTTGTATTTTAGCTTGCAGGTTATTAATCTTACTTCTTACTTCATTGTGACTTTCCTGCACTTTTCTATTATAGCGAATGTCATTAGCAGTACCATCTTCATGTTTACCACCACCTGCTTTTGTTAATAACTTTCTAATTTTATCAACAGCTGTTTTATCTAAACCTTTATGGTACTTAGAATTAGTATAATCTTCTAAAGTACCTAATGAGTCAGGGTCTCGTAATATTTGTTCTTGTATATCGGATAGTGTTTGTTTTTCAGAAGTAGATAATTTACCTTTAATTTTAGTTTCTACAGTTTTAAAAAAATCTTTTCTAGCACGACCATAGCTACCAATATCCATTTCTTTAGTTAGCTGTCTTTTAATGGTTTTATCGTGCTCCTTACTAGGTATAAATTTATTACCAGTATGATTAAATGCTAGCAATTCTGGCATAGCACCATTTACCTTTGGAGACACGGCTTGTAAAATTCTAGCTAAATATCCAGGGATTATAGTAGTAATACTTTTCTTTGTTAGATTATCAAACACAGCATTTTGATTTAGATCTGATAATGCACCATTTAAAGTAGTGGTAGATTCTAAGCTAGTTTTGGTTTTATCATCTTTAGCATTCTCTAAAAAGAATCTAGCAAAACCTTTAAACATATTAGCAAACATGCTATTGCCATCTTCTAATTTATCTGACTTAGCCCACTTAGCAGCAGTGCCTTGCACGTTATTAGCCGCCATAGTAGCTTTATTAAAAAATCTATCAGTCTTACTACCTTTAACTACAAATTTATCTACTAGCTTCTTCATAGCTTTATTGAGTAGATATTCACCACCCATATTACCAGCTATTTCCGATCCAAACGCTAGTTTACCTTCACCACCATTTTCTGGATCAGCCATAGAGTTCATCATTTCAAAGCCTGATAAACCTTGCATGGCAGCGTCTTTATATCTATCTATTTTTTCTTTAACTGCAGCACCAACTTTTTTAAAGGCATTATTAATTGCGCTACCATTACCAAATAACTTAGCATTGGCTTTTTCAATTAGATTAGTTCTTGCCATTTCTTTAAAACGTTCAGAATCTCTTAATTTTAAGAAGTCGGGTAATCCAGTATTTTTAGCTATTGCATCCTGTTGTAGTTTAAATATCTCTGAATATTTTTTAGTTGTCTCTAATAAATCAGACTGAACATAATAACTTCTTAATTGTAGCTCTAAAGATTTCTTTTGATACGCGGCATTAACTCTATCATTATACTGCGATAGTCTATTTAAACTTAAATTAATAGAACTCAATATAGCAGTGGATTCTTGATGCCTATTGGCGCCTAGTTTATCTCTAATAGAATCAGCAGCTCTATCACGCGCTTTTTCATTATTATCATTCTCAGCAGTAGCTGTAAAAATTTCTGCTAATGTGCTTTGAATACCACCTTCTCTTAATTGTTCTGCACTAGGTCCAGTAGTATCGTCAGAAGAAGATAAATCTTTTAATCTTTTAACAAAACCTTTAGTACGTTTTAATTCTTCAGGTACTAGCTTATCTATTTCTTTAAATACTTTGTGTGCCGTAGGTTTTATTGATTTTACAGAGTCATTGTATAGTGTGGATACATTACTTGTTATGTCATCAACAGCATCAAAAGCTACACCGTATTCAGAAGGGAGTGCTTTCTTTACAGCGCTAGTGATGGACCTTGGATTAGTCGTCGTGCTGGCTACACCACCTACTACACCTTTAAATACAGTAGATACTGGTTTTCTATCTTTCTTTTTGACGCTTTCATCAGCCATGCTATCAATATCGTCAAAATTAAACTCATCCATATCAACTATATCTAAGTCATTTTTACTCTTAGATTCTAGTTTTGTACTTTTACCTTTTGTCGCCATGGTAACTTCCTCTTAACATTTGTTTAGTCATAGAATTGGCTTATATGGAGTTATAAACACAATGAATGAAAATATTATACCTTTTAATATTGACCTTTTAATACTAACGCCAGAAAATACTAAGTTACTAAGACCAGTTACTGTATTAGATATTTTCGATGGCGCTACTAAAAACTTTCACAATGACGGTCTATTTAGTACAGCTATATTTGGCCGATATGGTGAAGAAGTTAGGAATAGAACTTTTTCTTATATAGATTTAAAAATAGATATCTTTCATCCAGTTATATTTAAAGCACTCTGTGATTTAAAAGAACTTTACCATGAAATAATGGCTGGTAAAGGTTATGCTATCTGGGACGATAAGCTTAAAGATTTTGAACGGTCTACACCATTGGATGGTGAGACTGGATTTAGTTTCTTTATAAAACACTTTAAAGAAATGCAGTTTGAAAAACGACCAAGTACTAAACGCGAATACAATATTAAATTAATTGAAAAATTTAAAGATAAATGTTTTATAAGTAAAATAGTTGTATTACCTGCTGGTCTTAGAGATTTTGAAATTGATGATACTGGTAAACCTTCTAAAGATGAAGTAAATACATTCTATATTAAAGCACTCGCATACAGTAACTTAATCACGCCGGCCTCAATTAAAATTAATCCAGAGTCTATAGATACCACTCGATATAATTTACAAGCTAATGTAATGGATTTATTTAATTATATTAAGAATTTATTAGAAGGTAAAAAGAAATTAATTTTAGATAAGTGGGCTGGTCGTAAAATTTTTAATGGTACGCGAAATGTTATAACTAGCTTAAATAATGATACGACATCTTTAGGTTCAAAAAGAACTGTTAGTTATAATCAAACAGTGATAGGGTTATATCAATATTTAAAAGCTAGTTTACCTATAAGTATGTATAAAATAAAAACTGGTTTTATATCTAATGTTTTTATTGGACCCACAGCACCAGCTATGTTGGTTAATAAGAAAACATTAAAGAAAGAACAAGTAGAAATAAATTCAGATTATTTTGATGACTGGATGTCTGATGAAGGTTTAGAAAAAACAATAACTAGCTTTTCTGAAGAAACTGATAGACACGCTTATATAACGATAGGTAATCATTACTTAGGATTGATTTATAAAGGTCCTGATATGACTTATAAATTATTTCAAGACATAGATGATTTACCATCAACCTTATCTAGAGAATATGTTACACCAATTACTTATGCTGAGTTATTTTACTTATCAGTATTTGATGGATCTGAAAAAAATCCTTTATTGGTTACACGTTATCCTATCACAGGTTTTGGTAGTATTTATCCTAGTTTCGCATGTATGAAGTCTACAGTAGAATCTGAAACTAGAACTATGTTAGATGATAATTGGGTAGAGACAGGGATAGTCGCTATTTCTTTTCCAATTAAAGATGTGCAGTTTGTAAATTCAATCTCACCTCACGCTAGTCATCTTAAAAAATTGGGTGCTGACTTCGACGGAGATACCGTATCTGCAAATATCTTATTTACAGAAGAGTCAAAAGCTGAAGTTACAAAGTTATTAAAAAGCAAAATTTATTATGTAAATGCTTCTAACGAAATGAATTTTAGTGCTAGTTCAGATACAATTAACTATGTATTAAAAAATATAACTGGGTAAAGGAATATTAAGTTATGATGCAAATTTATGAAATTTTTTATAAACGGTTTGGTATACGCCGATTACAAAGCCTATTATCACCACGTGTATTTGAATTAGAAGAGTTTAACTTTACTAGAAGCTGTGCTTACCATTATGTTACTCATGCAGAAGGTAATCATTATCCAGATCCTAATATGGGATATTTTACTAGTTTATCTAAACGCATATATACAGAACATGTCAGTGAGTTGACTAGTTACAAAGGTATGCCTAAGAGAAATAGTAAAATGATAAATCTCTTAGCTAGACCTTTTCACGTAGAGCACAAGCACTTTAAATTCTTAAAAGAAGCGCATATATTTAATAAAGATCAATTAGCTCTGACTTTAATTAACTATGGTTATCTGGATGAACTTTATAGATATCAACCAGTTATTTTAAGTGATTATTTTAAATGGTTTAATATTGAAAAGACTGCTTGGGACTTTGGTAAGAAAGTATTAGATGAATGCGATAGACAAAACTTTTACTTTATTAACTTACCAGATATTTTACCAAGCGTTTCTTTACTTAAAATATTCTCAACAAGAACCAATACTGCTTTATTAAAAGTATTTAATAGTCCTGAAAAATTAGGAATACTGGAATTATGGAAATGGATAGATCCTGATACTAGACCTACAAGTACACTAGGTAACTTTACCGATGAACAACTCCATAGAACAAATTTAGTATTTATCGCTAATACTAAATGGACTATTCTAAATTTAGGGTTATTTAATAGCTGGATTAAAAAAGAAAATAACGATGCTAGTGTGGATGAAAATGTTTTAAGTTTCTCTGCACACACGATGCAAAAATACTTTCTTAAATATTTAATCAGCTTACAAGGCTCTGGCGTAACTGTAGATAGTGAAGAGAATGAAAATGACGGAGATAGCGAATATGAACTTAACGATAGTAGCGATAGTGATGATGCTACTGATAATAGCAATAACAACACCACGACTGTAAATTTAAACGCTGCTAAATTAAATAATAACGTCGCTAGTTTACAGACTGATTTAAAAGAAGCTGATGAAATTGAAGAAGTTAATGAAGATGCCGTAGACTTTAGTAAAGCACTTAAAGCCCTAGATGATGATTTAGAAATATTGGATAGAATTAATAATCAAATTTTATTAGCGCGTGGTATCAAAGCTAATGCGGATAGTAACGATGATGCACATGAAGAAACTACTGTTGCGGAAGTACCAAAAGCAACAGCTGCAGATATTAGTGCAATCATACATAAAGAATTAACACCTAATGAAAAGTTAGTAGAGAGTATTAAAGACTATGCTACGTTTGGTGTGTTAAGTCCAAGTGAAATAAAAAGTACATTAAAGTTAGCAGAATCTTTTCACGCTATTAAAGATCCATATGGGACTTATAAACCTATTGAAGAATTTATTAAGATAGAGCACGAAGATTTAAAAATAGATCATGAAGCTAGTAAATTAAAAGATTCACCAACCATCATAGATAAAACTATGCTAGAATCTAGACTAAGCGTGTTCGATAAAGATTACATTAAAAAAGTAATGCATAAAGATATTGCTGGTATGGTAGTAGGTGTACAAAGTGCAGGCATTATATTACAGAGCTACGATGTTGAAACTGAGGCTAGTGTATTAGGTTCTTTTGACGTACATACTTTAAAACTAAAACCTATTGATGGTGTTAGTTCTATTGTTCGTTTTAAATTACCAGTAGTAGATACTAATGGCGAATTTAAGATGTCTGGTAATAAATACAGATCTAGGAAACAAAGATCAGATTTACCAATTCGTAAAATAAATAATAGCAGTGTATCGTTGACTAGTTATTATGGTAAAGTATTTGTTAACCGTAGTGTAAAGGTAGCTGATGATAGCACTGCATGGTTAGTTAAACGTTTATATGAATTAGGATTAAGTCCTGAAAAAACTCACGTATCTAATTTAGGTGCTAGTAACGTATTTAATAATTTATTTAAAGCACCAAAAATCTATTCTGCATTATCAATGCATTTTAAATCTATTACTATTAGTGGATATGATTTTTACTTAGATTATAGAGATAGATTAAAATTAATGGAAGAAGCTCCATTAAAAGCATTAGAAGGCGATGCTTATAGATTAATAGCTATTAGTCCCAATAAAGAACCAGTCGTTGTAGACTATGAAAATAACTTCTTTATTTATAAAAATAAAGAATTAATACCAATTGGTAGTATTTACGACATAGCTAACTTAGATCAAACTAAAGTACCTGTTGACTATAGTGTTTTAAAAGTATTCTCTAAAGATATTCCTTTAGGGTTAGTATTGGGATATATGTTAGGATTTAATAATCTCTTAACATTATTAGATGTACAATACGACACCATAGAATCTGGTAAACGCGTTAGTCTAAATAAAGATCAATGGGTATTAGCATTTAAAAATATTAAATATATCTTTAATAGAAAAGATGTAGCAGCTAATTTAATATTAGGTGGTTTAAACAATTATGATAAATTAATTAAAAGCTTTGATGTAGAAGAGTTTAATTCTAAGGACGTTTATTTTAACTTACTAGATAGTAGTAAAGTAGGTAGTAGATATCTGAGAGAGATAGATTTATTAGATCAAATGTTTATTGATCCAATTACTAAGAGTATATTAGAAGACATGAAGGAACCAGTAACGTTTAAAGGTCTCCTATTGCGCGCTAGTGGATTATTAATGAATGAGTATCACCCTGATGCCCAAGACATGCGATACATGCGTATAAAGGGTTATGAGCGTTTCTCTGGTGCCGTATATAGAGAGCTAGTAGCTAGTATCAGAGATTATAAAGGTCGGCATATTAGAGGTAGAGCAGCTATTGAATTAAATCCATACGCAGTGTGGAAAAATATAGCACAGGATTCTTCTAACATGTTGGTTGCTGATATTAACCCTATAGAAAATTTAAAGCAGACAGAAGCCGTGACCTATACTGGTGAAGGTGGTAGAAATAAAGATGCGATGACAAAAGATTCTCGAGTCTATCACGAGAATGACATGGGTACTATATCTGAGTCAACTGTAGATAGTTCTGACGTCGCTATTAATACTTTCTTGTCAGCTAATCCATTATTTACTTCTATTCGTGGAACTACTGAGAAGTATGACTTTGATAAGAACGGCGCTACAAGTTTATTATCTACTAGTGCAATATTATCACCTGGTTCTGCTAATGACGATAGTAAACGAGTTAATTTCATATCGGTGCAGCAATCACACACAATTTCGTGCGATGGTTATACTCAACCAATGGTTAGAACAGGTTATGAAGAAATAGTTCCTCAGCGTACTAGTGCTATGTTTGCATTTGCTGCTGAAGACGATGGTGTAGTAACGTCATTATCGGATAAAGGAATTATTGTTACTTATAAAGATGGTACAAAAAGAGGCGTAAATTTAGGTAGGCAGTATGGTAGTGCTGAAGGTTCTAATTACCCACACGACATAGCTACTCTATTAAAAATGGGTAGTAAGTTTAATAAGGGTGATAACTTAGCTTATAATACTGGGTTCTTTGAACCAGATTTCTTAAATCCAAAAGCAGTTATTTGGAGAAATTCTTTAACAGTTAAAACTGTACTATTTGAATCTAGTCAAACACACGAAGATTCATCTTCTATTACAGCAGCATTAGCACAGAAACTAAATTCAAAAACAACTAAGATAAGATCTGTAGTGGTTAATTTTAATCAAGGTGTAGGTAGATGTGTAACACCTGGTACTCAATTAACACCTAAAGATTACTTATGCGTTATTGAAGATGAAGTAACTAATGCTGGTGGATTAATGGATGATGACGTTTTAGAAACTTTAAAGCGTTTAGGTAATAAAGCACCTAAAGCTAAATATAAAGGAACGCTAGATAAAATCGAAGTTTATTACCACGGTGATAAAGATGATATGTCTACTGCTCTTAGAAAATTAGCTGATAAAAGTGATAAGGATTTAATTGAATCTGCTAAAGCATCGAATCGAATTCCTTATACTGGTGAAGTAAATGACGACTATAGAGTATCAGGTACTGCATTAATGTTAGATAGTGCCGAAATACGTTTCTATATCACTGTTGAGAATCTTCCAGGTGTTGGAGATAAAGGTGTGTTTGGTAATCAATTGAAGTCAACATTTGGTGAAGTTATTAATTATGAGTTAAGTACAGAAGATGGTACACCTATTGATGCTATATTCGGTCAATTATCTGTTGCTGCTCGAATAGTACTATCCCCAGAGTTAATCGGTACGACTAGTACACTTCTAAAGATAATTGGTAAAAATGCTGTTAACATTTATAAAGGAAAATAGTAATGGAAATAATTCAAACAGATCCAGCTCTGAAAGAGAGAATACTTAAATCTAACGTCACGCTAGCTTGTGCTGCTGAATTAGTATTAAGTACAATATCGCAAATAGCTGGTAATGATATCGCTACCAGTATTAATGGTAAGACAGCTACTACTGGTATTGTGTCTTCTATTGTGCGGGCTAGATTTCAGAACGCTCTTAAACAAAACTCTAACTAAAGGACTAGTAAAATGATAAGATCTAATACTACTCTGAGCATGACGCCATTAGCAGATTTCTTTGCTACTAAGTCGTTAACAGTATTACCTAAACAGAATACTGTTATTTATAAACTGCTTGGATATATTGACCAATTAGGACCTGCATTAACTTCTTCACCTGAAGCTTTAGCTGAATACTTAGAAGTATTAACTACAAGTGAAACTAATCCATTTACAAATGAATTAGACGATGTTGTTGGTATTTTAAAACAATCGGTTTCAGCTCATTTAAGCTTTGCTAAAAATATCGTAAAGCCTTTAGTTGTAGACTATGTTAAGTTAGTTCAAGAGTATTTAGCAACTACTGATACTGAAACACCTATGTCTAAATTCAATATAGATGTAGTTACAGAACCTACTTTGTTTAATGATGTTTCCTTTATGGATTCAATATCATTTTATAAATCTAAGTCTGTATTAATTCCGGATGATGTTATTGGTTTAGGTCCACGTTCTGGTAGAGATATCCTAGATCTAATGCTTACTCGCGACCAAGACACCGATCAGCAGATTATTGCATGGTATACAGTGATTGGTGAAGACTTCTTTGTTCAATTATGGAATGGGTTGTTTACTAAGAATTTAGATAGCAATACTACGTTTGAAAAAGTACGTACTGCTAATGTAGCTGATAAGGCTAACTATGCTTTGGCTATCTACCTAATTTCTAGAAATATTGTTAATGGTGCTGATGGCGATACACCAGTTATTAATTTAGCCGGCATGACTAAATTGGCTGAGCAATATAAAGATTTTGCTGGTTCTTTAATAATGGAAGCTAAAGCAAAATTTGAGACGCTGCTTAAATCTAAAATCATGATTTTAGGTATGGGTTCTGATGGTTATACTGCTAGCGTTTATGCTCCGGTGTATGTAGAGTGGTTGGGTAATGGCGGTTCACCTGAACTTATATTCAGTATGATCTCGATTAATTCTCCACAAATCACCGTTAAAGATATTACAGAACAGACCGAATCTCTTAAAAAGAATTGGACTAGTTACTGCGCATATCACTCAGCAGCTAAAGCTAATAACTCTTTAAACTATTTTAAAACTGGTATGGCTATTTCTTTTAGTACTTTGCTAAAAACATTGTCAGAAACAGAGTTAGAATATATCAACACTGACGTAGATTACAATGGTAAAGTAACAACACTATTTAATCAACAAATTGAAGATTTAAAGTTATCTGATGTTAATAATATATTTGATACTTGCTTACGTGTAATCTGTCGTTCGCGCTTCTTCTATACAGATGCTGAAAAGATTTTAGTAGGTATTAACCGCGCAGCTGAAGCTAATCCAGGTATTGATCCACGTGAAGCTGCTTTGATTTCTACCATTGAATACATTGCAGATTTCTTAGCTGATCAAATGTATTTAGAAAGCAAAATGTAAGATATGGATATTAGCAACTTAACCAGAGATGCTAAATCTGTTTTAAGTGCGTTAAAAGAATTGCCAAATAACAGCGTAGTGACTACTAAGGCTTGTAAGATACAAATCCCAAAAAGATTTGCTAGTAGAAACTTAGCTGTGATTGGTATTGATATTTATATACCTGGTATATACGTGTTGATAATGGAAGATAATAAATATGCAGTATCTACTATTACTTCTCAAATAAAAATTAACCCATTTAAAACATTAGAAACAACTATAGAAGATGTAGATTATTATGAATTCTATTTTGAAGCTGGGCAAGTATTATTCGAGAATATTAACTTAGTTAAAAAAGATACATTATTCTACTACATATTTGATGAAATTATTACCAAAGCTAATGTTCCGTGGTTTTTAGAATATGAAGATTTAGGTAAGATATTTGACTATGCCGCTTTTTATGCAGGTAGTAATATTGGTGAGAATCCAGAAGTAACTGAATTAATTATTTCTTTAACTTCTAGGGATGCAATAAATAAGATGAATTTTTACAGACATACTGTGAAGAATCGTTCTTATTTAAAAACTAATCCACCTGAATATGTAGCGCTGAATAGTGTTATATATTCCGCATCAAGTACATTAAATAAAATAGCAGGGTCATATGTTAGCGATGGTATTGTGTCTGCTTTAGTTGACACTACTACCGAAGCAAGCAAGATAGAGAAATTATTAAGAGCATAACTAATTAAATACAGATAGCTGTGAGGCTATCTGTATTTAATTTTATTTGAATGCATTTTTTTTCAGTCATATATAACATAATTGAACGTTATACGCTGTGTATAACAAAACCTTTTTTTAAGGAGATTTATCATGAATAATAAATACATCGCGTTCGTGTTATCTAGCGAATCACGGGCAGAGTTACTGGCTGCATATAATCCTGCGTATGGCAGGGTCATAGCACATCATGTCACGCTAGCATTTAATGGCGTGAACGAAGGGCTCTTTAAAGAGCTAAGTGATGAATGCACTAGCCATCTAGGGATGCAATGCATGGAAGCTGTTACGGAGTACGATGATGGCGCTGGCGTACAGTGTGTGAAAGTTATTCCTGCATCGGCAGGGTCATCAGTTCGCCGAGATGGCGGTACTTACCATATCACCCTTTCATTGGGTGAAGGTAGACGGCCAGTAGAGTCTAACAACATCCTGAAAGAGGGTGGTGTTAAAATAAAGTCGACTCACTTACGCCTATATGGCTCGGTTCAACTTTTAGATAAATAAGTTGGCGTGGGTGATATTTGTTAGAGAGGATTGGTAATTACCAATCCTCTCTATTTTTTTTATATTAATTTGATATAATTATTTTAATAGGTATCTATTTTTATTTTATTTGAATGCATTTTTTTTCAGTCATATATAACATAATTGAACGTTATACGCTGTGTATAACAAAACCTTTTTTAAGGAGATTCAAAATGGACATTTTATTAGAAGAGGCCAGTGCTACTTTAGTAGCGCTTGGATTTGTACCAGTCGTTGGGAATCCAGAATTCCTGGATTCACCAGGAAAAGACTGGTTTGGACCAGTTGTACAAGTCTACATCTACAAAAACATGTGCGGAACATGTTCAATAGATGTAGATGGTGGCTATAAGGCCACTTGTAATGGTCCAGATATGGAAAATTTTCTGTATCATCTTGACAAATATCACCCAGGTTGGCGTGGGTGATTAAGTTTATAGAGGATGGAATTACCCATCCTCTATTTTTTTTATTTTAATTTGATATAATTATTTTAATATCTGCGTGTATTTAATTTTATTTGATTCCATTTTTTTTTCAGCCATATATAACATAATTGAATATTGTACATTCCGTACAATAATTTTTATTAATTTTTAAGGAGATTTATAATGTCTACATTCAGTTTTAACTCATACGCGTTGGTTGGGCAGCTTATGGTGATGAGAGAAATGAAGGCACGAAATGTGTCTGATGAAGAAGGTATGGATTTTGTGCTGCATTCACCTGAAATGCTGTTGCTTTTCATGTCTTCTGACGAAACAGAGGACAAGAAGAATAAAGTATTGAGTTATTACAAAGCATCTTCACATCCTAATAAAGAGCTTGTCTCTGTTTTAGAGGACGCGTTATTTCTTTCGTCTTCTAGAAAAGAAACAATCCCACTATTTGATATGCTGAAAGAAGAAGCAGATAAATTCATAAAAATGATAAATTTAGAAAACATGCTTTAAAAAGCCACTATAACAAATTTAAAATAGGAGCGAATGCTCCTATTTTTTTTTATTTTAATTTGATATAATTATTTTAATATGTATCTGTATGTATATTTTTTATCTTTGATTGCATTTTTTTTCAGTCATATATAGCTATATTGAACGTTGTACATTCCGTATAACAAAACCTTTTTTAAGGAGATTCAAAATGTTTTCATTCAACTTCAATGCATTCTCGTTTGTTGGTCAGTTATTGGTAATCAAACACATGAAGGCGCGTTCTGTATCCGATGCGGAGTCCATGGAGTTCGTTGTAAATTCGCCTGAACTAATGTTATTCTTTTTGTCTTCTAAAGAAGATGTAATGAAGAAGAACAAGATATTGGAACTTTACAAAGCATCTTCACACCATAATAAAGAGCTTGTCTCTGTTTTAGAGGACGCGGCATTCTTTTCATCCAATAGAAATGAAACAATTCATTTCTATGACATTATGGTTGAAGAAGCGAATAAATTTATTGTTACAGCAGATATAGAAAATCTGCTGTAATGGTGAATAAAAAAAATAGGAGCATTCGCTCCTATTTTTTTTTTATTTTAATTTGATATAATTATTTTAATAGGCCGTTGTATTTTATAGTAAAACTATTTTATAAAGGAAACTTGTATGACATTATCTATGTTAGTTGCTGGCCTAATGAAAGCTAATGAATTAGTTGAAGTAGAAGCTAAAGATTATTCAATAATAAATGCCACATATGGAGCTTACTCTGACGCGCGTGATGATGTATTTATAGAATACATTAATGCTAAAAAAGAATTTACTGGTATATCTGTAAATAGAAATGGAGAATTTAAGGACACTGCTACTTCTGAACCTCTTAAGCTTTATAGTTATAAAGATGGAACTTTAAAAATTTGGCGTGATCAAAAAGATCAATATAAGGCAGCTAGATTAGTGTGTGAACTATTTGTTAAAGTACCAGAAGACTTAATGAATAATTCTCCAATACTATCTTATATAGATGGAAATAAAAGTAATATTAAAGCTTCTAACCTAGCATGGCGAAATAAAAATAACGCACAGAACAGACATACTACTACTTTATTAGTAACTGATCCAGATGGTAATGAAGAAACTTATTTTAGTATTGTTTCCTGTGCTAAAGCGATCGGGATACTTAAACAATATTTATATAATAGATTTAAAAAAGATGATTCAGATATTGGTAAGATTATTACATTAGAAAATGGGACTACCATTAAAAAAATAAAATAACCTTGATCAGTATATAGTATTTTAATACATCATATGTTTGATACAATATACTAACTAAGGATAGAATCATGGCAAATACAATAAAGTTTACAAATACAAGAATTTTAAATAGTAAAGAAAATATTTTAACACCAGATCAAGACGGTTACTATACCTTAGTTATAGGTGGTCTTAACATTTATAACACTGCTGGTGATTACTACGAATATGAGGGCTCTAGAGAGTTATTTGAAAAATCTAGTGCATTCATGCGCCGAGTTCAACGCGGCGCTTTACGTGGCGAAGTAGGGCATCCTAAGTATACTCCTGGTATGCATAACGACGAATATGTAAACCGCATTATGAATATTGATGAAACTAACGTATGCGCTCACTTTAGTGATGTCTGGTTAGATTTTGATAAAGTAAAAAATAAAGATGGTACACCTACTATCGCCATTATGGGTAAAGTAAAACCTAGCGGCCCTAAGGCAAATGTATTAGAATCATCTTTAAAGAATCCAAAAGAAAATGTTTGCTTTTCTATTAGAGCAATTAGTGCTGAGTTTTATGAACGCGGTGAAACTATACGTGTATTAAAAACTATTGTTACTTTTGATTATGTTAATGAACCAGGTATTTCTATCGCTGAAAAATATAATTCACCTGCTTTAGAAAATCTATCAGAACATATTGTTTTGAAAGCTGACTTTATTCGCGCTATGGATTCAACAAAGAACTCCTTAGTAGCTACAGAATCATCTAAAGAGATTGCTAGTGACATATTTAAAGTAATGGGGTGGGATATACCTGATGGTATTGTACCTGCTTATACTAAGTGGTAAATAGCTATTGTAAAGAAATCAAAGATTACGTTATTAATAATTTACGTAATATTGATTTTGATGTAGAAATATATATATTTGGTAGTGTAGCGAAAGAAACTTGTAATGTAAACTCTGATTTAGATATATTGATTAAGTTTAAATCTTTTGATATTGGTGATATTCATAACTCTGTTTTTTATAATAAAAACCCAATTATTGAAACTAAAGTTAAAACTTTAATTAGTTCTAAATTAGGTTTAAATCCAATAACTAAATCTAAATTTGATATACAATTAGTTGGAGCTTATGAACTTAGATTTTTTCCTAAACATGAAATTGAACAAATATTAGGAAATGCTATTATGGTCATTGGTAATAAAAAACATCCGCCCGCTTATACTAAGTGGTAAATATCTAAACTATAAATACTCATTAGGTGTTAGCCTAATGAGTATTTAAACTAGGTTCTAATATATTTTAATAATATATAACTTTAATGAAGCTAGTACGTTAATGTATTAATTCATTTACTTTTTATTTACTTTTTGTGATAAAGGAAATACCATGTCTAGTCAAGAAATTTGTTTAAATAATGAACCAGTTAAAGTATCTAACGCTGGTTTTCTTTCTGTATTTAGAGATGGTAAATGGCGGAACTTAACCGCCAAAGAAGAACACGACCTAGCGATGTCAAAAGATCGTGAAAGTTATGAGAACTTATTAAGTAGATTAATATCTGGAGATTAATTTGGATTCAGAAACATACTTGTCAGAATTTAAAACATATATGTTATCCACTAAGGTGGATAACATATTTTTAGTCAATAGATTAGGAAAGGTTAAAAATAAAATAACTGGCACTATATACTCTTCAACAAGTAATGGTAAATATATTAAAATAACTTTACCTTATAAGTACATAGATGCTTTAGAAGATGCTAAAGAGGTAGCTCCACGTGGTTTATTAGTGCACCGGATGGTAGCAGAAACGTTTATCCCTGTTGATAGAAAATTACTAGAACTTACTGGTAGAGATACTCCTTTAAATAACCGTAGACTAAATGTACTTTTTAAAGACGGTGATACGCATAATCTACACTATAAAAATCTATACTGGACTAGTATGTCTGATATAGCTAAACATAGAGCACGTACTAAAACACACACTGATAAAAAAGTAATTCTAAGTTCACGTGGTATGGATGATTTAGAATTTACATCTATTTTAAAAGCTACTGAATACATGGGGGTGAAATATAGCACTATACTTACTGGATTAAATAGAAATAATGGTACCTATGTTTATAATGGGTGGCTTATAAAAGTCACTTAATCGTAGTAAAATTTTAATGTAGTGGTTGTATATATTGTACATGTCGTACAATATAATTTTCAAAGGAGTTGTAAAATGAGTGAAGTTAAAAAAGAATTAAAACCAGAAGTATTGGAAATGTCTAAAAAATTGTCAAGTGGTTTTTCAGTTGATAAAAATTCTGGTGCTGGTACGGCTGAGCCAGATATGTACAAAGCCAATCTACCAAAAGAATTGACAATGGATGTTGTTAAAGCTGTTAGCGATTATAACGGTGTGTTTATTGCTGGTGCAACCCACGCATTCGCAGAACTCGCCGTAGACGCTATGAAAGGCACTAAACTACCTTCGGCTAACGTGACTATCCCAATGGGTCATAAAGATGCACTGACGGTCAACGTAGACCGTGAGAAGCACTACGTGAATCACTTGGGTGGCGGTGAACAAACTACCAAGTATGGTGTAGTGTCCGCTACATATGAAGTTCAAGTTGGTAAGAATAAAGGTCAGTTGAAAGCCGTTCGTTCAGTAATTCAAGAGCTAGCTTTGGCTGCACTCGCTAAGTAAGAAATAAACTTTGGTGTCATATATTGCACGCTCATTAAGAGCGTGCAATATATTTTTTTTTTATTTAACGATTGCTGTTGAGCCAATATTTTCAGCTTCTGACTTATAACCAATTGTAGCTGAGCCAGACAATGCATCAATACCTTGAACAAATGATGGACGTAAGTTAGGGTTAGCGTTAGTAATGTTAATAGTATCCAAGATATTCTGAGCAAATACTTTAGTACCCAGGTTATATTGAGCAATACCAGTAAATTCAATTGTCAAGTTAGACAATTCACTAGCACTAGTCAAATCACGTTTACCAATAACTTCACCATCGCTCTTAGGCATCATGTTAGTAATAACCCAAGCTTTAACTACGCGTTGATGTGTAGGATCTGGTTCAATGAATAAACACGTCATTGAATACCAGTCAGCCAACATATCTGCAGGTTTAGAACCAGGTAATGTACCAGCCATTGCAAACTTAGTATCTGGGTCCATCATACCGTAGATAATCCAGTTCTGCAAGAAAGTATTGATAGGCATACCATACTTTTCAACAAAACCAAATGATGGTTCACTACGAGCACGTTTGCTGTCTGTGATCTCTTGTTGCATTTCACCCGCACCGCCTACTGGATGCTCATCAAATTCAACTGTCAAACCAGCATTCAGACCTTCAATAGTTTTTGCATGAAGCTCAACTAATGATTTTAATGCCTGTACCCACTTATCTGGATTAGGCATTAATGTAAAGAATCGTGGAGATTCTAACAATATACAAAATAGATTCTTACGAACATATGCTTGGTTGCTCACCCATTCATTTAGATTAGGTGCCCAGCCTTGTTGACCACCAAAAGATAAATCTAAGATTGGTTGGTTAACATAGTTAGCATATGCACTATTGGTTAAAATTGCATCTGTTATACGAGCCATTTTAATATTACCTTTCTTTTAAAAAATTAAGAGTTTACTTAGCAGTTAAAGCAGACATACGGTAAGCTTTTACGTATGTTGTCATTACAGTCTTCATGTTGTTTGCATACAACTTGATAGGTAATGTCCAGCTATAACCACGTAATACGTCCATATCTGTAAACAATGTATCTGGGATAATAACAAAACGACCATCAAATCTACCGCTAACTTTATCATTAACAAACTTGTTAACTTTGTCTGCTAGAACAGCATTAGTATATTTAGACACACCACTAAATTCTCTCCACGCGGCATTAGAGATTTTGTTTAATTGGCAAATACACATAGCAGTAAAGTAGCTATTCAGTACAGATGTATCATCACTGTAGATGGTTTTGAAAGCTGGGAAGAAGAATGATCTACGATCATAACGTTGTACCCAATTTAAACCAGCATCCCAGTTTTTATTACGAACAGTAGTAGGAACCCAAGTAATACTAACATCACTCATGTAATCTAATACAGAACCAGGAGCACCATCAAAGTCCTTACCATTCTTCCAAACACCGTTAGATGCGCCCATGTAGTTAGCTGACTTAATTAAAAGTTCAGCAGTTAAAGGTAGACGACCTTTGTATTGTGAATTACGCAACACGCCGCTATAACCAATAATCATACCACGCATAACTGGAGTACCGAAATAATCAGACTCTGGGAACATTTGTAAACGCGTACGCAAAGCAATAGCTAATGAATATTCTTCAGAAGCTTGTAATACTGGACCACCAACAGTATATGTTGAAAGTGCTACAAAAGTATCTTTACGAACTGATACTAAGTTACACATAGCTTTTTTGGTATCCATAGGGAAACCACTGTCATACATAATTGATTCTACGTTCAAGGCAATTTCTTGCACAGGGTCATTAGGATCTAAATATGCTGCCATTTCATTCGTTACTAATGTAGCGAAAGCAGTATCATTCATAGTACCATCAGAACCACCAGCACTGAAAATATTAGTATACTGCGTTAATCTAATAGACGAACTATCATCAACAAATTGGAAACTTTGGTATGGTACGCTCATTGAAGAAACGCCTGATACAAAGTTAAACAAATACTTATCAGCTGGATCTGAAGTGAAGTCAGAATTAGAATCAATGTATGGTGCTTCAGCTGCTAAGAATTTACCTAGCAATAAATCAATGTTAGACTGATAAACGTGCATTGAATCGTAGTTACCATAAATGGTTGGATACAATGGATCATTCAGGTTTTGGTAAGCATCTAACAATACATCGCCAATATATAATTGGCTGTCTGTAGTAGGGTCAATTACACCTGGTTTAACAACGGTCTGAACGTACAAATCACCAAAGTTACTAGCCATGATAGAAGGTGATGTATTAACATCGGGTCTAGTAATCATGTTGACGAAATATGGATAAGCGCGTTCACTAGCCATCATAGCAGTAGGCATAGTGCCATTAGATGCTAATGTAGGTGCGTATAAACGAATACCAGCATTATTACCCCATTCACCTAAAGACGATGCTTTAAATTGGAAAATAGGATATAGTGTAGATTGTGTACCAGTACCAACATCAATCTGTGAACCATGTGATTGAGTCTCTTGACCGAATAATTGTAAATCAGAAACACTGGTTTTATTACTTAAAACCCATTTTACTTTATATCCAGCAATAGTACCAGTTACTGTAGGTTGACCTAATGAATCTAGTGCAATTGAACCATCACTATTACGGGCATAGGTATTTACCATTGTAGATAATACATCTAAGCTTAATAACATGTTAGCTTCAGGACCAGCATCGTTAGGAACTACACGTTTAATAATACATGCATTACCAGCAGCATTAGCTAGGTTAGCAAATACTGTAGCGTGGTTAGCCCACTTTTTACGCAAATCAAAAGAATCAATACCGAACATATTAGCCATTTCAGCACCACTAACTAATTCTGCATTGGTTTTACCTTTCTGTGTATAAAGGTAAAATTTAGGTAGGTGTGTAGGTACTGCATCTGGTGTGCGTGGTAGTTGAGTTGTACTTAAATCTTGTGTGCCGTACTGTATAGTCATTGGTGCGGCATTAATTATAGAAGCTACCATAATTTTTTCCTCTTTTAAAAAATAAATATTAAAAAACACATAAAGCTTAAATCATTTGAAGATTGAAACATTTTAACTAACTTAAACCGAGGTAATACAAAATGAGTATTTTTAAAACAGCATATGACACAACTGTCGGATCAAACATTAATACCGGCGATATTAAAAAACATATAGCATTAGAATTAGTTCAGGGTTTTTCTCATTTAAAAACACTCAATCTCATAACATCACTAAATTATAAACCTATGTTTATTGCTAATGGTAATTCTGCATCAGAATCAATACCATTCTTTACACATCCTTTAGTGCTTTCTGCACACGAGACAGCTGATAAAACAGCTTACTTAGTTACAGATATTAGACCATATGTTAAACCCGCTACATTTGATAGTAACGATGTTGTCGCTAGAAATCAAACAGAATTAGATTTTGCTAAATCTCGCACTATTTTAAATCTAGCTTGGATTACTGGTGGTGAGGCATCAATGCGTAACGATTTAATGTTTGCAGCAAATGTATTTTCTGAATGGTTAAGTAATGGTATTACCACTAGATTTGCATTAGATCCTAAAGATGCTTTAACATTAAAAGTAATAGCACATTTTTATTATCAAACGTTATTTTTTGATCAATCTGAATTTGATGAAAACTTTAAACAAAAGTTTGCAATTCATACCATAACAGCAACTAATGCACCATCTAAACTAGTATTTGAAATTTTTGATAAAATTGGCGTGATGAATAATATTGATGATTTTTGCTTTAATGCTATTAAGATATTAGAAAACGTTAGACTCAGAGATTTAAACACTGGTCTATTAATAACTGTTATTGGTAATTCATGGTTCGGTTTAAACAGTAAAGAAATATTAGCCGTTGCTTTAGAACATCCTCCTACTTGGGCTGCTATCGTTTATATGTCTTTAGTAGAACGCACATTTAAAAATTCTACAATAGCTAGACTAACAGAGCGCTTAGCTAAACGCGGTGCTGGTGATAATTTCTTAAAATCTTATACTTATTTAGTTAAGAGTTATACAGAAGAAAAAGTAACTAACGAAGAAATATCATTTAAACCTTTTGAATAAAGGGAACGTTTATGTACGACTACTTAGTAGATCACGCTATTAAAAATGTGTGGTGTAATCCTGAACAAGATAGACAGTATATATTTAAACCTAAAAGAATTACTCCACCTTCAGGTGCATTAAATTATTATAAGGTTATGTGGCGTAGTTATGCTTTGCCTGAGAAAGGTGTAAATTATCATATATTTCAAATAGGTAATTTACATCCTTTATTTATTAATTTATTTAATACAGCCGATACCACAATAAATTCTACATGGGTTCCATTATCAGAAGCCTGTAATACAAACAAGATGTTAGTAAACATCTATAATGACGCTGGTGTATCTATACCTTTACACACTGTATTTTATATGTTTGATAATACCAGTAATTTAATTATCGGTATTAGAGAGAATAGTTTAATACCGGCTGACTTTTCTAATGATTCTTTTTATATGCGCGTATACTCTAACGCGTATTTTAACTCTATTAGATCAGATGCAGAAGTAGACGGTGTCTACGTAGCTGGTGGTACATTTACTACTGTTAACGATATAGTAAGATTTCAAAATGCTTATAATGCTTATCTAGCTAAAGATGGATTAGTCACCGCATATGTGAATGGTTTACTAGTTGCAAATATTAGTTTAACTACTGTAGCAATTGGTGACGTAGCTGAATTTATTTATGATAGTTCTGTAATTAAAACTATTGTATTTAAACTAAATAACTTAGATACTTTCCAAAGTACGCTAGATTTATCAATGAAGTATATTCTTCATTATTCAGATACAGATATTTCTGATATCCTGTATTTTGATGATAACGATATATTCTTGACTTACTCTGATAGTGGTAGCCTGTTTAAAGGATTGTATTATCATAAGAACCAAGTGTCTAGTGTAAGAATGTTAACACATCGCGATTACAGTATAAGTGTGCCTAACGTTGTTTATTTTTCGAATGAGTTAGCTGCTATTAAAAATGTTACACCTGTAGATCCTACTTTAATTAGTATTGTTTTAGTTGTAAGAAAATCAGGTTATAATAGATCTTTAATTTATGATAATAATAGAATATTTGAATTATATAAATTAAACAATGAACAAATTATTCAAGCTATGACTGGTCTAAATTCTAATAACATTTACTGGTCTGCCAATAATTTAGAATCTAGTGCTTATACTAAAATAATGCGCGATGAATATAGAGACATAACTAAGCAAGATGTTCAAGATGCATATGGGTATAATAGCGTAAGTAAGTTATTAGCTGATACACCATCTGTACCTGTTATGATATCTTCATTACCTGCTGTTAATTTACCATATGGTTTAATAAACAAGTCAACTGGGTATGAGTATGATGCTGAAGGTAAGTTGTTAGAATATCACCCACATACATACGGTAGCGTTTATAATGTTACTAACCAAACAACTGCTTTAGTTGAAATGATAACTGGTACTGGCGATTATTATCCAGATGTAGTTTTTGGAACTGACAATATACCGCTACCTACTGACTTTGATTATCGTGTATATAAGTCTCACTTAACTGCAGAAAATGTATCTGATAATATTTGGACTGACATTACAGGTACGACTGAATATACCGTAGTAGATAATAAATTAGTTTGGGCTAATCAAGACTTTAACCAGTTTTTAATGGTTAGAACTAATTCTAAATTCTTAGCCTATGATTTAGATATATTTTTGTTAGACGGTAATTTTAAATTTGCACTATCTGAAATGGAAGATAGAGGAACTGGTTTTCATAACTATGTTATGCCAGTACCTATGGGTGAGTTAGATTTATTTATGAATGGTTATTCGTTAATAAATGGTTTAGATTATATCTTTAATTTTCCAGAGATCACTATTTTAAATAAACGATTTTTAATAGATCAAGCTAATTCAGCTCAGCACTTCCATATTAGATTTAGTAATTTCTGTAATAAAGACTTATCAATAAATTCGGCTAGTGATTATGGTTATGTTATTGATGGGTTGCTATCTGTAAATAATAGGTTTGATTTACGTGATGATAAAGTATTAAGGATAGTGGTAAATGGTAAATTACAAACTAAGACTAGTTTTAACTTTGGTGAGAATACTACCGGCGTAAACATTACGGATGTTAATAATGGGTCACCATATTCCATTAGAGATATCGTAGTGCCTGTAAATAATTTAGTTAATGATAATACCTATACTTACAGAGCTAAATCATTAGCAGTAGATAAAGTGGTTAGTGACTATATGACGCTTTACTATCAGGAACCAACAATCAGTACACCTAGTGCTATTCCTAGTAGGTATGAAATTGTTAGTCCATTTATAGCTGCTGTTATAGATGCTTTAGTAAATCATGAGATACCTGATTCAGCTATAAGTAAAACATTGTCCGACAATGCTGTAATTAAAATTTGCAAACCTTATGAGGACTGGTTAAAGTTTGACACCATTACAGATATAAATAAAGTAGATAGTAATTACGTAATAGTACATCCAACTGTCTTTCAGACTACGATAGGTTTAAATTTATATCAGTATCGCTTCTTAACGAAAGTAGTTAAGATATACTCGAAAGATACTGTAAGTTTATCACCTTTTGTAATTTTAAATAATGTTTAAGGGAGTTTATATATGAGTACTAACCCAGCAAACATCAGTACGATAGGAGTATCAGGTACTGATGGAGTTACGCCTGTATATCAGCCAGAGGCACGTTGGTGCTTCTGGGCACTGAGTGAGATATATAATGGCACAGCAGGAACTAATAGATATGTTCCTAAACTAAAAGACTATGTAATTGATCCAGATACTTTCACTACCTGGATTGTTTCAGAAATTGATCCAGTTACTTTGATTCCTACACTTACAGAAATTAGACCTGTAAATATGTCATATAGTTTTAGTACTACCGACATTTTATTTGGTGTAGGTCCTGGTACACAGTCTGATACTTATCGCGTGTATGTGGATGCTTCTGTTACTCCATCTATTATGGCAGTAGATGTTAGGTTAAAAGTAGCAGGTAGTATGTGTAATTATTGTGTAATTTATAAAGGATCTGATCTTAGTTCTACTGGTCACATTCTTTCTAAGCTGTATGATGCGAGTGGTAACTTTGTCACTAATAACATACCGTTAGAATTAGTTGAAATAGATACACACACAAATTACTCTGTTAAGACTGTTTCTGTTTGTTATACTAATGAAACGCTTACTGATGGTGAAGTGGTTACTGCAGTCTTTTATAGTGCAGGTGGTCACGTAGTTTCTAAACGTCAGTTATTGGTAGAGAATACTTCATTTATTAGAGATGTAAATGCTTCTCAGAAATATGTATCTAGCATTAATTTGAAGTCTCCATTTATTTCACCTACCTTTGATAATGTAATTAACTTTCCATTAAACATGCCAGTAAATGCACTGAATATTACTGGCGTAGTTAATTACTCAGATGGTAGTAGTTTAGAAATGCCGGTAGATGGAAATAAATTTAAGATATTTGGCTTAGAACAATATGTGTCTACTATTGTTGGTCAAGAAATTAACTTAGTATTAAGTTATGCTTTAGGTGCTAATGAAATAGGTTATGGTTTAGTAAGTGGTGATGGTAAGTATGCTACTGCTGGATATAAGTTAGTTACTTCCGACGTTAATAACTCATATACTGTAAAACTCTTTGGTTATCCTGTCTGGCAGAATGATACGATTGGGTATTACATGCAATGGTATCTATTTAACTTAGATCGTAATGTTTATTTCGACGTTACTCCATTTGTTAGGTTTGCTGATAATACTGGTATATTTAATCCTAAAGGTTATGGTTACATGCAGCAAAAAGATGTCACTATAAACCTAGCAGATGTATCAGGTGCATTTAAACCATACATCCATACACAGACTATGGATATTGTTCTTAAATCACCACCCAATAGCTTACAGACGCCGTGGTTAGTATCTAGCGAGAACACCACTATATCACCATACTACGGCGATAAGATGTTAGCTATTTATAACTATAACCAAATGAATTCTACTATTAATTTAAATATCGCCGCTACTCAAACTACTTTAGATGATTGGTTAAATCATATTTACTATAGTACTAAACCACTGACTAATCCAGATATAGAAATAGCACCACCTGTTCCAACACACTTCCAAATCATCCAAGGTGGTAACGAAGTAGAGTTCACAATAGACCAATGGAATGCTTCTTTAAATATACCATTTGTTGTTGCATTGTATTCAACTGTATTTGTTAAGTTTATTAAACGTACCGGTAATGGTGATTTAGAATTATCAATAGCAGGTATGTTAGTAACCATACCTTAATAAGGATTAATATATGTTTAAAAATGACGCGTGTAGCAATACTTGTATTCCAACAAGTACTGTAGAATTAAAATTATGGGAAGAAGAGGAAGGTGTTTTAGGATACTTAGATTTTAGTTCTAATCAACGTATATTAAAAACTGAAAAAGGTATCTTTATCATTGGTGGTAGAGTAAATGGTAAGATATCTAATTCAGTAGTATATGCTAAAGATATTGGTGCTAGTAAATATGAAAATGCTAAAAAACAATATGACTTACCAGAAGCATTAGAAAACTTTTCAGTAGTAGGTTCTGGTGATTATATATTTGTTATTGGTGGAGCTACTGTAAGTGGTATCTCTGATAAAATTTATAGAAGTAAAATAGATGAGTTTGAAGTGCTAGGTGAATGGAAAATGGTAGGTACTTTACCTAAACCTTTAGCTAATGCCTCAATTATTAAAGTTGATACTACCTTACTTATCGTAGGTGGTGATGATGAAGAATCTGTTAGTAATCAAATATACATAACTACTTTATTAGATAATGGTACTATTGGTTCTGTAATTTCTTATGCAGAAATGCCTTTAGCTTTAACTAATTGTAAACTAGTTTTAACAAAAAACAAACTTTACATTATGAGTGGTATTAAAGAAGATGGTTTTGAGAATGAAGATATCTATTCTTCTCTATTTACTAGTAAATTTGGTAGTTTATCTACGTCTTTTAATAAAGAAGGTAAAATACCTTGTACATTCTTAGGCGCTAACTTAGTTTATGCTGCTAATAATGTTTTTGTTATTGGTGGTATTAAAAATGGTAGAACTAGTGCCTTAATATATCGTGCTGGGATTGATACTAGTGGTAACATATGGTCTTGGTATAAAGGCGGTTCTTTACCACGCCCTAACGCTAATAGCGCTGCATTAGTAACGACTAATAAGTTATATCTATTTGGTGGTTACAACGATAGAGACTTATCAGACACTTTAATATGTAGCTTTGATGGTTGGTTGTAAATAGTGATTATAAATAGAGTAGCTATTGCTACTCTATTTTTTTTTGAATGCATTTTTTTTCAGTCATATATAACTTTAATGAGAGTTGTACAATGTGTATAACAAAACCTTTTTTAAGGAGATTTATCATGAAAGTTTCTAAAACAAAAAACTATGGCGTGGATAATACAGTTGTATTATCCACCCCTTCACAAAAGAAGTACAATGATAAAGTGCGCGCATACGCCGCGCGAGGAAAGCGCTTCATGGAAACCTGCCGCAAGGGTAACGGCAAGGTCAGTATACGAGTATGGAACGGAGCATATAAATACTTGAAGTGGTTGGAATCTTATAAAAAAGGGGTTAGAGGTAATAAGCTCCCTTATAATAAGATGTTACCACCAACACGATGATTGTAGACATGTGGATTACTCCACATGTCTACAGTTTTATTTTTTTTTATTTAATTATCACCAAATACAAAGCTACTACTATTAGTGGTTATCCCACGAGCATTATCCACTAGTTGTCTTTGTGGACCTCTATTCATAGTTCTATTAAATCTCTTTTCTTTTCTAAGAGAATATAATAATTCATCTACAGAGAACTGCTCACCTTCTTTTAATATTAACTTACTATTGAGTTGTTTCATTCTAGATTCTAACTTATAGTAAATTACCTCATCTCGTTCAGTACGCAATTGTTCATAGATGTGCTCTATTTCTTCACGTACTTTACGTTGCATATGTTCTACATATGGGTCAAAGTTTTCTACTTCTCTTTTTCTATTAGAATTATTAATCAAAATGTCTGAACTATTAATTCCATAGAAAATAAGATTCTTAGCTTGTGTTAAAAACCAGAAGCATAATAAGAAAGCAATTACCATATCGTCATGACCGCCTTCAGGATGATCTACTCTACCGTTACGAGTAGTTAAACTTGTAATCTGGTCAATAGTCATTCCATCATGCACTCTATCACCCACCATCTTACCAGCAGCTTGTAAAGTAACTGAATATAAGTCTGTTCTTGAAGTTATGCCTACGCCAGATGTAGAGAAACCAAAATGCTTTTTATACTTAACAAAAGTATCTGTAGATTTTCTACCTAAAGGTATAGCACATTCATCAAACCGTTCTCTAAATTCATCGCTATCGTTTACACATCTATTAAATAAACGTTTAAACGGATCTATATTTTTAGCAGGTAGCATTAATGTTAGGTAGTCTATAATCATTCCGCCTGTAGATCTACGTTCTATCACACAAGTTAAATTATCAAACCTAACAAAGAATGTAACTAACCATTGTGCAAATGTAATTAAGTTAGTTTCATTATAGTTACCAGCAGCCACTACATCGCCCGTCAGTGCATCCATTATTAATAATGATATATCATCACCACCACCAGCTTCGCTCGAATCTATACCCATTATAAAGTGTCCTTGGGCCATTCTAAATTCAATATCTGTTTCATCTATATACCATCTAGTAATATAGCCATAGTTAGGTGATATTTCTGAATAGAAATCAGATTTTTGAGAGTTTCTAATTTTCTCTAGTATCTGTATAGATAGTGGAGATGATAATGTGCCTGATGTCCATACGTTAAAGAAATCTCGGTCAGCATCTTCACCAGTGGCTAACGAATCTTCAATAGTGCGTCTTAACCATTCATCACTATAACCTAACTGCCTGTGATTAAAAGTACAATTTACACGTAAACTATCAGTGCGTGAATTCTTTCTAATGATTAATTCTAAATTTTCTAAATTATCGGCATCATAAAAACCTTCAGTCCAGACAGCACTATCCATTAATAGATTATACATGTATCGACCATCTCTATCGTCTTTTTTACCAGCGGTAGTAGTAATCATAGTACCATAAGGTTCGCCAGCGCGCCTAGCATTATCTCTAGCGGCAGTACCGGCAGCCAATGCAGCTGGCAAAGATATACCTACGTTAGATAAGAATGCAGCTTCATCGAACTGGAAAATAGGACTAGTCAAACCACGACCTACGTTCAAAGCCATCTTAGGAGACTTATTAGGTAAGTGTGCTTTGTAAGCGTTGTTTAAAGACTTGACTGTTATTTGTTCAGTATTGTTTAAGTCATGCCTAGTCTTTTGATTTAAGTAAAAAGGTAATAAGTCTCTAATTTCTTTTACTTTCTCAATAGTTTCTGCACGTAGTGTATCATCCTTAGTTAATAAGTTAATATTAGTACCTGTACAACCTATGTTTAATAAATAAACGTTTAGAGTATTAGCTGAGAATGATTTACCTGTTTGACGAATCTGAATTAATAGTGTTGTAATGTGGTTAAAGAATAACCAATACAATGCCATGTTACCACGGTTAGCAATAAACTTACTAGTCCTGGTACCAGCCATACCAGGTACTCTAGCGACTTCACGTATGTAATACCAAAAGTTTTGTTTACATTCAGCAGCTATTAAAACTATTTGATCTATAGTTAAGTTAGGATCAAAAGGATCTACACCTTGTAATTCTGGATTTAATAATGCTAATGGGAATAAATGATTTTTAATACCCATGTGTTTAAATAAAGCAGCCACTTTTAAAAATGATTCATTTGTTGTTTTAGTATCAGCTATGGCATTAGGATAATTTTGCCAATCAGATTCGAATAGTATAATTTTAATTCTCCTTTAATATGTTCATTATTATTAATAGTATTTTAAAATATTTGATTTCATTTTATTTCAATCGCATATAACTTTAATGAAGATTGTATAATCCTATACAATTTCTTTACTTATATTAGGAGAAACAAAATGATTAAGATTGATAATGTAGAATATGCGGAATTTAATGATGAGGCTATAGCTGCAGCAGCTATAGGTAAAAAAATAGAGTATATTGATTTACTATTAGTAGAAGTATTACCAGAAGCGCCTCTAGCTAAAGACATTCGGTATTTTGGTTTACCAAAGGTAAAAGTATTACCAAATACTCCTTTAGTTGAAAGAGTACGGTATCAAATTTTACCTATGGTAGAAATATTACCAGAAACACCATTAGTTGAAAAAATAGAGTATTATAATTTACCAAATGTAAAAGTATTACCAAATACTCCATTAGCTAAGGAAGTAGGGTATTATAATTTACCACTGGTAAAAGTGTTACCAAAAACACCCTTAGTTGAAAAGGCATGGTATGTTAGTTTACCGTTAGTAGAATCATTACCATCCACACCTTTAGCTAAAGACATTTGGTATTTTGGTTTACCATTGTTAAATATTGGTTAGAAATTATAAATAGAGTAGCATTAGCTACTCTATTTTTTTTGATTCCATTTTTTTTTCAGTCATATATAACATAATTGAACGTTGTACATAATGTACAACAATTTCTTTATTTTTTAAAAGGAGATTTATCATGTCACATTCAGACAACCTTTCTGTTTTATCATCCACGTTCGGCGCGGAGTTTTATAAACTTTATAAAAGCTTGCCAGACAACAGCCTTATTGCTATATGGTTGCAGTTTGGAAGCCCAGAACCAGAGTTAGTTTATTGTCTTCCAGAGGAGTCATGCATGACTCCTCTGGAGGTACGAAGTCTTGACGGAGTCCGTAAAGGTATCCGTATATACAGTTATGATGTACTACGGGCGATAAAAAGCGCACTGCCATTTACTTGTGGGGCGTTTATAAACGCATTTCACAAATGATTAAAATAGAGAGGGGCTGATGCCCCTCTCTATTTTTTTTTATTTCAATAATTCTTTTTTAAGACAATCTAAATAAAAGCAAACTAATATTTCATATATTTCTTTGTCTTTATTAATCATCCTAAAAACAGACCCTTTTGCGTAGAGTCTAGATTCTTTCAATAATTTTAATTTCTCTGGTACATTGTCGCTATATTCAGCAGATACAATATAAATTACTTTATCTTTGTAGTACAACTTATTAAAAATATAATAACATACTTTAATAGTTTCTTTATGAAAATAAAAGTTAATCTCTAAACCTTCAACATATTTAACACAAAGTATGGCAGGAACACTTTTACCTGTAATCAAATTCGACATATAAAAACTAACGCCATTAAAGTACATGTATGTTTTTAATAAGACTTTTTTTATATTATTAAACATATTGATGGTCCCATGGGTGGTTACATAGGATTACAGTAACAATAATATAAACAAACATTTGGGCTGAAAAAGTGGGATTCGAACCCACGGACACTTTCGCGTCGGCAGTTTTCAAGACTGCTGCCTTAAACCACTCGGCCATTTTTCAATGGTGCCCTCTATCTGACCCGAATAGACACACCACTGCTCTACCAGGATGAGCTAAGAGGGCGTACTACTAAGCTTTATTTTTCTTTGTTACTGCAAATGCGACCATACCAATACCAACACACATTAATGCAAGGTTACTAGGTTCAGGTACAGGTGGAGTAACTCTAGCTACTATTCTTTTTTTAAAATTACTATGCAAATTACCGGCATTAAACGTAATTGCGTGTGCAGATAATGAAAAAAATAAGCATGAAATAACTATTGCGAATTTACTTTTTGTCATGACGTTTCTCCTAAAGAATTAAACCTACAAAAAAAATTATGGCTGGAAAGACAGGTCTCGAACCTGTGACCGACGGATTAACGGTCCGTTACTCTACCAACTGAGTTACTTTCCAATATTTTTAATCTTTACATATAAATAGTAATCAAAGTAAAGTTTTAACTATAATGTTGTTTAGTGAATGCACGTAACACTATATACAAATAAATACTAGTACGTATAGATGACATAGCATTTTCATTTGTAGTGCCTGTTGCTTTCTTAACTATCTCTTCACCAATGTCCCGCATCTTCATAAGTGTAGGATCGGTACTTCTAGAACTTAAATAGACACCTCTAATTCTAGATAAAAACCCAGGTAAATCTTTAGTGTCTGAAAGTGTAGTAGATTCAGTATTTAAGTAATCGTAACTATGAACCATTACTAACTTAACAAAATCTTCTACTTCAGTACTATGTTTATTATTAATATTTATATTTAGCCACTCTAAACTTTTTATAAAGTTTTTTTCTTGAGTAGTAAACATTAATTTTAATATCACTTCTACTAACTCTTTTTTAATAAAAGAATTCTTATCAGACATTACACTAAGGATATATCTAGTATAGTTTTCTAATCCGTGAGATTTATCTTTGAAAGCTTCTACACCATCAGTATCTATTACTGTCCCTGAAGTAGTAGAAATTCTATCACCACGATCATGTATCTTTTTAAATTCAGAATAAATATTTTTTAACATATCACGAATACGACCTTGTGAATCTGTCACTGCGTAAATAATGCTTAAATCATCATTAAATTTAATAAATGTTTTATAATGAATACCATGCTTATTAATCATTTCTTCAGCGCGGAATAATAATACACCAGACCAACTACCAATCTTCTTTAATAGAAATTTATAACTTAAATTAGCATAGGTTGCTTGAGCAGTACTCTCTAATGCAGGATATCTAAAATAACTAGTATGCAGACCGCAGAGTATTCTGTAATTAAATATCAAAGCCACATCAGTAGCAGCTCTAATTTTTTTATCATCAGCTAAATATTCACTAGTTAAGAATTTATGTATTAGATACATAAATGTTAAGTTAAAAGTATCACTACCAACTATGTGGTCAGTATTAACATCTTTAACATTCTTTAAGTCTTCAGATATATCGTCTATATCTGTATCTAATATTTCATTAAATATTTTATTAGTATCTGTAGGTGTAAATCTAATTACATTTACACCTGTTAAATTACCACCAAAGAAAGACATATGTTCTTCATTTTTACTAATGAAGCCAGATTGAAATATATAAAACTTATCGGCTAAAGATTTATTAAACTTTAGGTGACCTAAGTGTTTTTCAAATACCTCTAATAAAGATAAACTCATTTTACTACTTCTTTAATAAATGATTAATTAAACTTTCACGTGTATAGAAAACTCTAATATTTGATTTAGTTAAAAACTCTTCTAAAATAACAACGCTATTATTAATAGGTTTTTGATTAGTCTCTATACAAACTGAAGTAGAACTAAATTTAGGATTCTTAGTTGCTTTTAAGATACTTTCAAATGTAGCATTAATAGTACTACTATTTAGCTTATCCGAGTTAGTTACATAAATGTAGTCTGCTGGAGCATCATCTTCGTAATCATTAATTTCAGAATAATCTAACTCTGCGTCTTCTTCTTCACTTTCAGTAATGACGTCTGGTCTATCTTTACCATAGATTATATCTAGTGCTTTAGTATAAACATTACTTAACGGACCATCGAATAAAACTGTAGGTGACTTTTCATCATAAGGTGTTGTTGTCTGTGTAGTTTGTTCTGTTCCTGAGTCTTCAGTTTGCTTCTCAGGTATTTTTTCTTCTGGTGCTACAGGTAAAGTTGTTGGTCCTAAATCTAATACACTCATTATTAACTCCTATTTGTTTAAGTAGTCTTTCAAAGGATTGAATGTTAAAATACTTTTTTTAATGTTGAGTGTGTATGATATAGAAAAACCGGCAGGATTTTTCTAGGTGCCAGAGCATATCTTTGGGGATAAAGGGGCAGAACGAAGAGAGAGCCCCAAGAGTGAGAGAGGTAGAGAGTGTGTACTATACACACAGATACCCACGATACATCGTGTCATTATTTTAATAGAATGCAATATTCATTATAGAGCATATGTTAATACTAGGATAAGTAAAATGAACGATAAAAAATATTATATAAGTTTAGAAGAATTCAATAGTAATTTAGAACAAAGAATAAATAAAGATATAAATGACTTAGAAGTAATAACACCAGCGATGGACCCAACTCGTAATAACTTTTATATCTATCCTTTAATTACTGATTTATTAATTAATAGAAACGGTGTTATTATTAGAAAGAGCACAGATAGGATATTATTAAGTTATCCTAAAGGTAGAGGCTATCTTACTGTAAAGCATCCTGAAGGTGGTAAGTTACGTGATTGTAGAGTTCATAGACTACTTGCTATTACTTTCATTGGTAGACCGTCTAGACATGCAAACACACCGTATAATAGATTACATGTCAACCATATTAACGGTAAACATTCAGATAACCGATTAGTTAATTTAGAGTGGTGTGATTATAAAGAGAATATACAACATGCTTCTGATAATTGTTTATTACATACTGTCGCTATTTTAGCTAAACACCTTATTACAAATACTATAATTAAATTTAAGAGTATTAAATCATGCAGCAGCTATTTTAATATTAATGCCAATACTTTTCAAAATATGTTTAGTAGAAATGGTGAGTGTAGAGGGTTTAAAGATAATTATATATTTAAGCGCGACGATGATAAGGATTGGAGAATTTTTCCTAATGAAGAAATGTATGAGTTAGGTAAAAATAATTACCATGAAGTAATGTTAGTAGATATAAATACTAATTATAAAATAATATTTGGAACTATTGTAGAAGCAGCTAATTACATAAATATATCTAATAGTGCGTTAGGTGGTTATGTAGATGCTGATAAGATAATTCCAGGAACTAATTATAAATGTGTTAGTATTTAATAGTTGATTCCAAAATTAATTAACCATATATAACTTTAATGAGTCTAGTACAATCCTGTAATAGATAATCATTTTGTTTAATTAATTTTTTAGGAGATTTATCATGGCTATAATCGAAGGTAAACCATCACGTAGCAATCGTAACAAAACACCGGCAAAAGGTTTAGGTTCACTTGGTGAAGCTTTAACCAAGGCAGCTGAAGCATTACCCACACCGCCTATGAATGAGCAACCAGCACAGGCATCAACAGAAACAGAAGTATTGAAAGAAGAAGCGGCTAAGCCATTTCTTCAATCACTGGGTGAGTTAAATCCTGGCCCAACACGCCGTATCTTTATTAATGACGTTGAAGTCACCGCATCTGTGATTAAACAACATGACGAAGATGCAAAAAAGTCGGAATCTAAAGAAGAACTTCGGAAAGAGTGTTTAGGACTACTCGATAAAACTTATGATGAAATTGATTCAGCAAAAGAAAAACTTCGTCAAGCAGATGAAGTAATGGAAATACAAGCTTATGCAGCTCAACTAGGTAAGCTAGAAGCAATAAAGAATGATTTGTATAATGCTGGTATAGTAACGCCAAATGAATATAATGCTCATTATAAAGCATCATCTGTTAAACATGAAAAAGAATTAACAGCAGACGAAATTGTTTTACGTGCTGCCAGTGCATTTGGTAGATCTTCTGTTCAAGAATGTTTTGGTGTGTATCCTTAAGTAATTTGATAGACAGAGCTAAATACTCTGTCTATTTTTTTTTATTTCTAATTAATCTTAGCGACATATTACTATTATGAGTACAGTAATATTGTTTATTAGTTTATAGGAGAAAGTATGAAAAGATTTATCATTATAATTTTATTAGTAATATCTAGTAATGCTTTAGCTAACATAGAAACACTAAAGACTACAATTATAAATAGCGACACTAAAGGAAATAAGAATGATATAATAGCTATTATAGATTATATCTTTTCTAATAAAGGTATAGACCCATTATTAGTATTGAGTGTAGTAGATGTGGAATCTAATTTTAATAAGTATGCTAAATCTAAAAGTGGTGCTGTAGGATTGATGCAGGTGGTCCCTAGATGGCATAAAAAGAAAATACATGGTAGGAGCATGTATAGAATTAAAGTAGCGTTAGAAGTAGGTACTAAGGTATTAAAAGAGTGTAGTATAAAGTATCACGGTAACATAAATAAAGTCCTGAATTGTTATTCTGGATATAGAGGAAAAGGAGCCAGTAAATATCGACATGATGTATTAGTGGAGTATAGACGATATAAACGAATTACTTTAAAAGGATAGTATATACGTACTAAAACAAAATACGTATACTGATAGTTATTAATAAAGGAGAATAGAAATGAATGTAGAAGAATATCTTTTGACGTGTTTAAATGAGGAATCTTTAGAAATAGCCCATGCTGTTAATAAGGCAAAAAGATTTGGTTTAGATGACATTAATCCAGATAATGGTTTAACTAATCGTGAACATATCCTTAAAGAGTTTAATGATCAGATGGGTGTATTTGATATGTTAATAGAACTTGGTGTATTTGAAACACCATTAATACGTACAGAACTAGTAGTAAAAAAACGTGAGAAGTTAAATATATGGATGACATATTCTAGAAGCAAAGGTACGTTGGTGAATTAATTATATTATTTATTAAGGAAATTTAATGAGTCGTAAAAATAATACTATGGGTCGTAAAAATATTATTACTACTACCTTTACGAAAGATGAGTTATCTGATTATAGGTTTTCAATTATTGTTATTAAACCCACATATTCAGATGAAGTAAGAAATAAATTAATAGAACATTCAAAAAAGTATAACGTCGCTATTTATGAAGATGGTGTGTTGTATGATGTTTAAATATAAAGGAGCAGTGTAATGTCTGAATTAAAATTAAGTAATGAACAAACTATCGAAGCTGTTTTATTTATGCGACTAATAGCTGATGCTAATTTATTTTTCGATGATAATGAACATTTAGTAATAGACAATGTTATTATTAAGTTAAAATCAGCTACGCCAACTGAAACTGTAGCTAAGTTATTTTTAAGTAGTGACTTGTATGAGAAAATAGTTGGTATGTATCCTCTAATGCTAAATAAAGTTACTGAGATTGTTATTAATTGTTCTAAAGATGGTACTCTAGATAAAAAATTATTCTTTATTTTACTAGAGACTACTTATAGAATGTTTGTTTCACAACGTGAATTATTAAATAATTTAGTTATAAAGAGTGTTGGAGAAGATATAAATAATGTATTAGAAATGCTACATAGTAGTATTAGTAATATTATCAATACTACTATGGTTGAAAAAGAAGATGGTAAAAAACTAAATAATAATCTCACAGTTGTAAAATAGTTATTTAGTTTTATCAGAGTTTAAATATAAAGGAGTTTTAAAATGACTGAGTTTGAATTAAGTAATAAATTGACTACTGACGCTATTAAATATATTAAAGAATGTGCTGAAGAAAATGGCGTGATATTTAGTAAAGATGAAGTAATGGTAATTGATAAGTTTATTAGTAAATTAGATTTACTTATACCAGGTGAAGTAATCAGTAAGGTATTTATAAATACAGATGAATATACTAGCGTAGTTACAATGCACGCAACAATGATAGAGGCTGTTAAAAGATTAGCACATACATCTATGTGTGATAAATCTCTAGATAAAAAATTATTTTTTGTTTTAATAAATTACTGTAATAAATTATTTATGTCGCATGATGAAGCTTGTACTATTTTAATAAAGCAAAATATTGACACTGAAATTAATAATAAGATGTATAAACTACAGGAGAGTATTAATTCAATTGCTCTTGGTAATACCGAAAATACTGCACCAAACACTGTTACTAGAAATGGTTTACATGTAGTTAAGTAATTGTTCCAAATAATCTTAGACACATATTACTAACATGGAGTGCCGAGAGCACTTTACACTTATATGTTTATAGACGTGTTTAAGATTATAAAATTTGTTGTAATTTTCTTTTAACTTAGGAGTATTAATGATGGGCAATGTCGTAAATTTATATGCATGTGGTGGCGCAGGCCTTAATATAGCATCAAGTTTAGAAAAGTTTCGCGGTACCACTGAAGAAGGTTTTGCTACTGTCGATACTTTCTACATAGATACGTCTAAAAGTAATTTGAAATTTAATCCACCTGAAGACAGTGTATTTTTAATTGAAGGTGTAGATGGTAGTGGTAAAAAACGTGACCAGAATTATGAATTAATTTACGAACGCAGTAAAGAAATGCTACAACAGTTTAAACCAGCTGATGTAAATATTGTATTACATTCGGCATCTGGTGGCTCTGGTTCCGTTATTGGTCCAGTACTAGTATCAGAGTTATTAAACCGTGGTGAAAATGTAATTGTAATTATGGTTGGTTCTCGTGATTCACGTATTGAAATTAATAATACAATTAAAACAATCATGTCTTATGAAATGATTTCTAATAAACGTGAACTACCAGTAATTGCTACCTATTACGAAAACTCAAATGAAGAGCCACGTAGTTCAGTTGACGCTAGCGTATTAAACGCTATTACGCTATTATCAGCAATCTTCTCTAAAGATAATGCTGAACTAGATAGTAGTGACTTGAATAACTTCTTGAACTATCACAATGTTACTAGTTATTCTCCACGCCTAGCGTTCTTAGATTTTTACTCTAAGGATATCGCGTTAGTAAAAGGTCAGACTGTTATTTCTGTAGTAACGTTGGGTGAAGAAGGTTCTCCTACCTCACTTAAAGATCCTGTAGAATATCAAGCTGCTGGATTCATGTGTGAGTCTGCTATTAAGCGCGTAGACTTACATTTACCAATTCACACTGCTGTAATTAATGGTACTTTCAATATTATTATTAAGCGCCTAAATGACGTAATTCAAGAACTCGATACTGCTCGTTCAGCGGTGGTTGAGAAACCATTGTTAAAAGGCAATGAGAAGGCTACCAATGACGGTCTAATGCTTTAAGTTATGTAAAATATACTACTCCCGATAATAATCTGGGAGTAGTATATTTTTTTTGTTTCTATTAAGTGTTGGTGATATATTACCTTATTGATAATATAAACTGTTTTTATTAATAAGGGATTAAAGATGAATCAAGTTTTAATGTTATTTGATATATCTAACATATCTGGTCAAATTATTAATTTACTTAGATTACCTATGTTTGAGTATAGAATATCTGAAGCGGAGTTAGAAGAATTATTTGACTACGTTATTAAAAAAGGAGTAGTAGATTTATTTAATGATAATAGTTATCCATATAACACGCATACTTTAAATGGTGAGCATAGGCGTGATTTATATTTATGTGTTTATGACTCAGTTCGTGTAGATGTGGCTAATTTATTATTTACCGTTTTAGAACATTATCTACATAAACCTTTACCTGTAAAACTTAAAATATTGGTAACAGTTAGAGACTTAGTAATATGTAAGTCTAATTATAGAATTTAAAAGGAGTTTTAAAATGATAAAAAAACATGACAATGATAAAGTACTAAGTCTAGAAACAACAAGTTCATTAATACTTGGTCTAAGTGATAGTATGTACTTAGTAGAAGGCCTGATAAATTTAACAGGTGCAATTAGAAATGAATTTAAAGGCATTTATTTATTTAACTCCTCTACACCTTTAATAAAAGAGAACACCAAGTATTATGCAAATTTTGCATTATTGGAAGACCCCATTAATCAAATACCTGATTTACGCTGTGCTATTACTGATGATGAAAATAACGTTGTCATTCCTGAGTTCGTTATGTTAAATCAGAGTAAGTTTTTAAGAGGTTATCCAAAACATAACCTACATGCTTTGATGTTAATTATTAAATTAATAGAAGATGAGCTAGTGCGTGTATGTCCATTTGCTATTAATGATGAGAGTAGAGTAGATCCTACTATCATAGATTATTATTTTAATCCACGTGTACAAGAGATAATTGCTTCGGGTAAATTAGAAGATATTTGTCATCCGATTATTTCAATCATGAGTGAATTTATAGGTAACGATAACTATCACATTTATTTTGTTAAAGTAAATGAAGATGAAGCAACGTTAACTATTAATAAAACAATTGATCACAGAATATATGAATGGACTAAACAACAGTATGACATCAAAATATGAGACCATAGCTTTTGACATATCCTGCATTAAGAGTAGGTTTGATTTAATAATTGCTAATATTTTTTATGGTAAAATTAGTGTAGAAACTTTAATAGAGTTATTCACTAGTATACCCATAGAGGTTCAGTATAACGAGATAATATGGTATAAAATAGAGGAATTATTAGGTCCTGCTGAGTATGAGAATTTAAATCTTGAAGATGCAGAGATAATTATTGAATCTTTAATTGAAAATTTTTATAGTGAATTAGGGGTATTAATAATACCATTCTGCGATCCTATGGATAATTATACTTTCTTTAAATGGATTGATAGAACTTCCATTATGTTAATTAATGAAAAAAAAGTATTTAGTTAAAGGACATTATAATGATTGAGCATGACTTAGAGTATAATACAGTTGACGAATATTCAGAAAATGAGTTGGAAGAGGATGATTTATATTTTTACAATAAGATGTTTGATTTTGATGTAGATGAAGCCGATATAACTGAGATGTTGTCCGACTGTATAGATAAGACATATAAGTGTCAGGTTAGCTCACCAAATGTTAAATCAGTTCCATATGCATATATGACAGATAAGACTTTAGGTACTGTGATAATATTAGACGATAACTTAGAAGGTTTTATTTCTAAATTCGGTAGCACTGAAAAAGTAATCACGCATCCGGTGTATCGTTTAATTAAATTTATTTCACACTGAGAAGAGTATGAGTAATTTTATCCAGCAGCAAAATAACTTTAATGAGGCCAATGTAATTTTAGATACTTCTAAAGAATATGCATTAGCTTTTTCAGTATTAGATCATTTATCTCTACATAGCACAAATGTATATAATGAGATGATAAACCAAATATTCCAAAGTATGACGACAGATATAAAATTATTTACTAGCGCCTTGATGAGAGGTCCTAACTATAATTTATTTAATATTAATTATTTTACTGTTAAAAAAGATTCATTAAAAGAAAATTTAGATAATTTATTTAAAGAATTAGGAATAAGTATTTGGTTTAATTTACAACATTATGGTTTATTTAATAATCCGTATGCTGATTTAATTTTAACCGATATTAACAAAGACTATATTAAAGTTTCAGTGTATGTATAATTTAGGAGTAGTAAATGAGTGATTTTAATTTAGGCTTTAGATATAACTTTAATACTTTAGCACCAGCTATATTAGGTGCTACGTTTACTAATGCAAAGGTACTGGCGCTATTAAACTATGATACTGCAACTATGTTTGGTAATATTGCTGCCACGGCAGTAGCTGTATATCCTTTGTTGCCTGCTGGTACGCCTAGTGATCCTACGGCATATAAGTATGTAATCATAGAAACAGAAAATAAGAGTAAAGTAGTATTAGCATTAAACTGGATAGATACAAATAGTATTGTTTCAGTAGAATCAGTCAATGCTAACTTTAAGATTAGTAATATTACTTTGGATGATATAAATAAAATTACAACTGCTTTAGTAGCTATGGGTTATACTCAGATAACTACTTCAACGATGTAAATAAAAATTATTATACCTATTATATGTAGAAAATACAGTTTAAGTTCTGTAAGATGTTAGTGCGTTTTGCTCCAAAACATTTTAAGCTCTCCTCATGAGGGCTGACACAGCAATCCACTTATCTTACAGAACACCCTCACTACTGATAAACAATACTATATTGATACCTTACATGCACTAGCTCGCAACTTAAAATATTAGGTTATAGTAAATGCGTTTATCAGTTCTTTAATTACAGCAATAGCCATCTTTAAGCGCCCCCTCGATGTAAAGATGATTTTTCATGGTTTAACTCCTTTTCTCCGTGATATGTTGCAATTGTAATTAAAGTTGTTGCGAGCAGCATGTTATAATTAAAAACATTAGTTTTTAGTATCCACTGAGGTTTTCCTCAGTGGATACTTTTTTTGTTTCTATTTATAATTAAACATATATAACTAATATGAAGTTAATGTAATTAATCTTTTTAAAAGGAGTTTTAAAAAAATGGTAATAGTTAAAGCAGAATGTGAACTTACGATGGAATATTGGTTAGTATTAAATCCAATGCAAGGTAATACAGAGGATGGTGTAAAGTTTGGACCTTATACTTCTAAAGAAGAAGCTAGAACAGTATATAACTCACAATTATGCGAACCATATAAAGATGAAGGTATGGATACTTTTAATGGCGGTACTAAACAATACCATAAGAGTTTTATTAAAGGTGGTCCAATGGAATGGATGAACCGAATAGATGAGAATGACTGGACCACGCCTAACCGTTATGGTCACGGACTGCATAAAATAATTGCTGATGTGAAGGTATTGCGAGTTATTGGATAACTAAGTGGATGGACATTAATAGAGAGTAGTGTATTTTTATTTTTAAGGATTAATTATGAATATCCAATTAAAGAGTCGCACTAGAAAATCCGGTATAATACCGGTTACGTGTTTAGACTCCATTATGGCGGAGATGTTAAATGTATCACCTGATGCATTTCAGTTGTATAATGGTGAGTTTACTACTTTTGATAGGTTTAGTAATCAACTACAAGTGTTTACATTCTTTAGTGGCGCTGGTTTATTTACGAGTAATAAGAAGAATGAGTTTTATATAGTTTTTCAAGGTTTACCAGAAGTAGCTGGTATGTCGGCTGCTGAAGAATTAGAAATGTTAGATCATTTACGACTAGCTAAAAATCATTTCTTAAAAATAAGAAGTATGATTGATTTAGGACAAATGAGTTTACGAATAACTAGATTTTAGATAGGAGCAGTATTATGAATTTATTTGAATTTTTATTAACTTTGTATTTAGTATCTGTGGTGCTAACTATTTTATTTATAGTTAAGCATTCAGTATCCGTACACGATGTAATTAAAAGCTGGCTTAATGTAAGTACTTTAAATAAGAAAATTAAGGCTAGTAAATTAACATATATAGGTCTTATACTTTATATGATTTTATTTCCAATTTTAAATACTTATTTAGCTGTAATGTATTTGAAAATTAAAAAAGAAGAGTTATTATTTTAATGTAGTATTTTAAAGGAGTAGTAAAAATGGCTATAGTTGATAATGTAACAGGGGCACCTTTTAACGATAAATTAGATATAAAATTAAATGAAGTTACTAGAAATGTAATCATTTCAATAAATGATGCTATTGAAATGATTACTAACATCTATAGTAAAATTAATGCTTTTAATTCTACTAGAGAAGTTCTTATTAGCGATTTATCAATAATAAAAGGTTTAGTAAAAACTTTACTTAAGGATGCTTTAAATAATAAAGAAGATATAGATTTTATAGAATCTTTTTTACGACCACGCGCTGATGAATTAAGTGCAATTAGTGATAGACTAAGAGATAATTTAGATTCTGTTTTAAATCGCGATGGACGTAGTAAAAAAGTAGTAAGTATTATTACTAGTGAAATAAATGATGTAGTTACGGATGTTAATATTCTATTAACCAAAATTAAAGAAAGTTATCAACCTAAAGAAATTAATGAAGAACAACCTAAAGGAGAAACAAAAATGAAAGAAAATATTAATTTATCAGCGATGCTTAATGAAATTGCGAATGTTATGTCTTTTAATGTTTATGAAGTTAATATTAAAGAACTTGTATATGACACTAGTTCAAAAATGGCGTTTAGATGTTTAGAAGGTAAAGAGTCGCGTTCTAAAAAGATACTGAAAGCAAATAATAAATTACTAAAAAAATTATTAGATATTTCAAAACATGGGAGTTTTATCCATGTTAGTGTTAAATTTCTAGATGATCTACTAGGTAAGTATAAAGTATTCTTTAGAATTATTGTTGAATTAATTAAGGATGATGGTAGTTTATCAGAAGTTGATTTTCAATCTTTGTTAGAAGGTAATATTTCTGATAAGTTAAAACAAAATCAAACTTATGGATTCTATCAACCAGACTTTAATCCAGGTAAGCAGATTGGTGGGTTTACGCAAGCAACTTATCAGCGACAGCCTCAACCATTTGTTGCACCAGAATCCATCCCACCATTCGCTAGACATAATCAATTTACTGGACAACATTTCGCACCACAACAAATAGATCATAGAACTTTAGATAAAATAAAAGTTGAAATGAATGTGTTTATGAGTACTATTCAACACGGAGCTGATTTAAAGTTGGCTGTTTCTACACATATTCAGAATATGGCTAATATAGCAGACTTACCAAAATACGAATTGATGCATAAAGATCTTTTAAGTCGTATAAGGAATGAAGCTCGACAATTTAATAACGTTGTCACTAAAGGCGGTGATTTAGAATTAGCATTATCTATGCATATACAAAATATGTATAATATAGCTGCATATGTGCCACCTCCAGCTTCTCGTTTTTAAATAACGTTTTAAATACACACTGGATAAAACCAGTGTGTATTTTTTTTTAATTAATAAAAATCAGATACTATTGAATCTTCTTTTAAAAAATAACCAAGACTCTCTAACAACATATAAAACACATTACATATATCCATCGTAATACGTCTAATATCTATTATAGATGCTAACTCAACTGGTATACCTTTAGACATTACATAATCTACAGAAATGTACATAGTAGGTAAACTAGTTTTATTAAAAACTTTTAACCATTCAGATAACTTAGTTTTTAAATCAGTATCTACAATAGTATCAAGCCAATTTTTAAGATCAGTTTTATTACCTAGTATAGTAGGTATCTTAATTACTGAATAAGGCGGTTTAGCTATACTACCATACTTTTCAGAGAATACCTGTTCCCAAAGAATATGGTGCTGATATGGAGAACCTTCCTCAGTTTTAGTATAAGACTCCGGTGATTTAATTTTACTTAATCTAAAATAAGTAATTTCATTATTCATAATAGAAGTTCTAATGTTACGTTCTATATTAGCTACTTCGGTTAAGAAATATTTTAATTCTAACTTTTTACCTTCTAAGGTATCTTTTAAAATTTTATCCATTAACGCTGTAGCAGCTTCAATAATAATCTTTGGAGAATTACTAGACTTTAAATGCACGCCTTTTACTTCACGCTCAAATTTAGAAAATACGTTACCTTCTTGTATTTCACATAAAGCAAAGTAATGCTTACCTACACTAGTGTTTACAAATACTGGCCAATAAAACTCTGATTTCATAGCCATGGTGTGTAGGTCATCTTTAGCAAAACCAAAGTTAGCTGACATCTGTGCTAGTGTATGTGTGATAGTTTGTGCTGTTAAAAATACAACTACACCGGCAATAGGACTAGCTAAATCATTTTGAACATAATCACCATAGTACCACTTTACCCAATCCTGTACAGTGAATATAGTGCTGTCAGTATCTGATGTCACTACGGCTCTTCTGATGCTATTTGGAAGGTATGCCACTGATGCTGGCATATGTTTAGTAACAAAGAAAGCTTTAATAAATAAAGAGTAGTCTGTAAGAACTTTACTTACATTTAAAGTAGTGTTAATTACAGTACCTAAGTTACCATCTTTTTCAATACTAGCATAATCTTTACCACGACCTTTTACTTCAGTAGTACAAATTTGATGTGCTAAGTTTACATAACTTTCTTCGAGTTTATAAATGGTATCTAAACCGTTTTCAAAACTACCCACTACTTTTTCGCTCATTCTACCAATTAAGTCACGCACTAAACTTTCATTATGTTTTTTAATATGGTAAAGGTCACCTGTATAAACAAACGCCACTCTTTCTAAGTCATTTAAGGTAACTACAAATTTTCTTATATCGTCTAAAGCTACAGCATTGTTCCAGTATAGGTCAGTAGAATATTTTATACAATCCATTACATCGTCTATAGTCGGTATGTAAATATTATATTTATTTACTACTTCACCTATTAGCGTATAATTAGAATCTGAAGTAATAGATACTAAATTAAACATTACAATTTTATGTGACCAATAATGCCTATTACCAGTTACGAACTTTTCATTATTAGCATTACCTAAGCCAGCCACTACTCGACAATTAGATGTTAAAGTAGAATGCGCTGTCTTATTATTTAATGGTGTAGATTTACTAACATGCGCCCCAGATATCGCGTTGTTATTTAATTTTTTATATGTCTGCTCAATTGTTTTAATTGTAGCTTCTTCTTTTTTACCAGCGTTCTTTAAGGCAAAAGATAATTTTTTAGCAGCTGAACGAGCTTTAATATTATCTTTAATATAGGTCTCTAATAACGATACTTTAACATGCTTAGGCATGTACGTGGTCATTGTAGGTGCTATTAATTCTTTAGCTCGTAGACTACTATATAAGTATTTAGTTAAAGTTGTTGTACGTTCTGCTCTATCGCCTGTTTCATCTCTATGGAGATATACTACTTCAGGATCTTTAACATCTTTAAATTTTTTAGTTTTAAGTCCACCGCGTATAAATGAAATACACTCATCAATAGTTTTACCAGTATTCTTATGTAAATAGAAAGCTGCTTGTTTAATATAATCAGTTATTGGGTCTACGTCTCTTTTATAGTCTTCTGTGGCTAAAGTAAAAATACCTGCATCCATTTGTATCTATCCTTTTTATTAAGTAAGCTTACAAATTATGAACCAACCTAGTTTATTTTACATTATGTATATATAAAGTGTAGAGTAAATATAATTTAAGGAATAAATATGTCACCTATCGCTAAAGCACTAGATGAAATAAAATTCAGAATACCTGAAGCAATATTAAAAGAAGCTTTTAAACAAGATTCATATTCGTGGAGATCAGCACCTGTATCTAATGATGAGATAATTACAAACAAAGTAATTCGTAGTCGCGTATTAGTAGACTGTAATTTAGTAGGCGGTATCGAAACATTAATAAACTTAGTAGGGTTATCACCTACTACAGTGGATGAAATAACATTAGTGTATCATATACCTAAAGACAGAACACAAAATAGAACTATTGTAAATGCTTTATCTGTTGGTTATTTAAACTATGCAAATGCATTTAACGTGCCTGGTGTTGGTAGTGTTACAGCGCAAGCAGGTAATGATGTATTGAATGCTGCATTAGCAGTAATGCAATCACATTCTGGAGCACCATTAATATCTACAGCTAGAGTATCATTAATTGGTAATAATACAATTATGGTAAGAGATGCTAACCGAGTAATAACTAATAATTATTTAAGATGTCGGTTAAGTGATGATGAAGATATGAATGGTTTACAAGCTAGATCTATTCCTGCTTTCTGTAAGTTAGTAGAATTAGCAGTAAAATCTTATATCTATAATACATTAATTATTAGAATGGGTTCTGCATATCTATCCGGTGGTCAAGAGTTAGGTGTGTTTAAATCAATTGTAGAGGGCTTTGCTGACTCTGAACAGATGTATCAAGACTATCTAGTCACTATCTGGAGAAAAGTCGCTATGATGAATGACACTGAATCTTATACACGATTCTTGAAACTTCAAATTGGTTCAATGAAATAAATATCAGACATATATTACTATATTGTGGATACTAGTATATTGTTAAGTTAAAAGGGGCGATATGATAAATAAGCAATTAGAAATAGATCTCGATGTTGAGGATTTGCATCCTAGATTTGTTGTTGTTGAATTTGATTGGTTATTAAAAGTAGAGTATTCGGAGATATTTTTAAAATGGAAGTTAAAAGACATTGTTGAAATACTTATAGCTATACCTGAGTACTATGGCATAAAAAGAATACAACTATTTTTAGAATTAATTAGTCAAGATGATGATGAAATAGGAATAGATAAATATGAAACAGAATTAATTAAGTTAGGTTGCATTGATACTATTGAATCTTTAGTTAATCGTTATTCAGAATCAATGCAAGCTTTAAAGTTAAATCCTAACGATTATGTTTTTAAAGGTTGGATAGACAACACCAGCATCTTATTAGAAGATGCTAGATTAGTTTATGAGTGGGCGTAAAAATTATTAATATACATACACAGGAACTCTTGTGTATGTATATTTTTTTTTATATTTGATTACATTTATTTTCGATGATGTATAACTATATTGGGCGTTGTACAATCCTGTACAATTTCTTTACTTATATTAGGAGAAACAAAATGATTAAAATTGATAATGTAGTTTATACAGAATTTAACGACGCAGCTATAGCTGCTGCAGCTATAGCTAAATATATAGCATACATTGATTTACCTTTAGTAGAGTCATTACCAGAATCACCGTTAGTTGAAAAAGTATGGTACGAAAACTTACCATTAGTAGAATCATTACCAGAAACACCTTTAGTTAAAACAGTAGAGTATTATAAGTTGCCATTAGTTAAAGTATTACCAGAATCACCCTTAGCTAAAGATATAAGGTATTTTGATTTGCCAAAGGTTAAAGTATTACCAAATACTCCATTAGTTGAGAAAATATGGCATTATAATTTACCAATGGTAGAATCATTACCAAATACTCCATTAGTTAAGTATGTTTGGTATCAAACTTTACCATTAGTTAAAGTATTACCAAATACTCCATTAGCTAAAGACATTCGGTATGATAATTTACAAATGGTAGAATCATTACCAAATACTCCGTTAGCTGAAACAATAGAGTATGTTAATTTACCAAATATAAAAGTGTTACCAAATACTCCATTAGCCGAAAAGGTCTGTTATAAAGATTTACCAAAGGTTAAAGTAATACCAGAATCACCATTAGCTGAATATGTTTGGTATAAAGATTTACCTCTTGTAACTAAACTACCGAATACTCCATTAGCTAAAAGAGCATGGTATGTTAATTTACCTTTAGTAGTGTTATTACCAATTACATTGTTATCTAAAGACACTCGATATAAAGATTTACCATTGTTAAATATTGGTTAGAAATTATAAATAGAGTAGCTAATACTACTCTATTTTTTTATGTTTGAATGCATTTTTTTTCAGTCATATATAGCTATATTGAACGTTGTACACTGTGTATAACAAAACCTTTTTTTAAGGAGATTTATCATGTCAAAATTTAACTTTAGTGCACATGCGTTGATTGGGCAACTTTATGTTGCAAGTGTAATGAAAAAATTTGGAAGTAATACCAGTATGTCCAGAGAGTTCATGATTAACTCACCTGAAATGCTGTTATTATTTATGAGTGATGTGGGGCAAACACCCACCACTAAGAAGAAAGTGCTTTCTTCTT